TGTCGTCGATCACCGAGAGAGCATCCTCGCGCATCTTCTCCGCGGCTTCGGTCGGGGTCATGGCAGTGAGTCCTTCCGGTGGATATCATCGACGATGCGGGCGGCGTCGTTGAAGGCGTTGGCGCGGGCGCGGCACCTAGCGGCTTGCAAAAGATCGTGCTGCACGACGTACCTGTCCGCGTCGCTGTACGAAGCGGCGCAGGCTTCATTCAGGGCCGTTACCGCCTCGAACCTAAGCACTGTCCGGGCGCCCATTTCCGCCGTCAGCGCCTTCCGCAGTCGCTCGATCTCGTCGAGCGCGGCCGGCAGCAGCGTGCGCGCGGCGGCGTGGGCGATTGCCTTGGGCACGTCGCACAGCGCGCGGGCGGCGGGCAGGTCGAACGGGGCGGCGGTCATAGCCCTTCTCCCTCGGTGACGGTCAGCGGGCCGAGGCAGGCGATGCGGCTAGACCCGGCGTTGTCGTCGGCGGAAGCGCGCGTCGGGTACACGGAGCCCCACACATCGCAGCCAGCCGGCGGGTACACGTTGACGAACACCGTATGCCGCGCGGGCTCGGGCTGGGTGTTGCGGAGGTCCCTGGGGCTCGGCGAGTCGCCCCACCACATCTTGCCGCGCGCCGTCCATTTCTCCACTTCGCCGTTGTCACCGATGAGCCCGACAGCCGGGAACTTCCCCGGCCCATCCGTACACAGCACCCGGACCTTGCGCGGCGGGTCCTCGCGCGTCTCGACCGGCTTGCTCCAGTCGATGGCCGGCGGCGCGGAAGGCTCGGCGGCGGGGATGTTGATGAGGTCGTCTGGGCAATAGTCCGGGTACGCGCTAATCGATCGGAACCAGCGACCATCTTCCCGATAATTCCATGTTTCCTTGGGCGCGGGGTTATTCGTTATCTCGACAATACGGTTTTTCCCGTCATGCCTGCCAGTCCACTCCGCCTTCCGCCCATCCCGCGTGGTGAACGGCTTCGACCAGTCGAACGGAGCATCGGCGGGCAGGTTCTGGAGGTCGCGCTCGTCCGGCTTACCGTGTTCCCAGTAGCGACCATCCTCTGTGTATGAGCATGCGACGCGGCCAAGTAGCACCTTCCTGCTATATCCCGAAGCAATTGCCCTTTCCGGCTTGAGCACCGCTTTCCTCGGCGGCGTCTCCTTGGTCCACAGCGGCAGGGACCAGTCCACAGGCTTGTGCTGGGTCATGAGGTGGGCTCCGGTGTTGGAGTGAGTCATTTTGGGGCTCCTTGAGTTAGGATTGATGGACCAGGCCGCAGCAGCCGGTTGGGTTAGGGTTCGGGCGAACTAGGATGACCCAGCGGTCGGTCCGCTTCAGCTCCTCCCAGCCATCGACCAGCATCCCATTCACTTCCTCGTCGCTGTAATCTCGGATCACCTTGCGATCCTGCGGCCCATCTACCCAGTCCCAGCCCATGCACTTTGGGCCGAGGCAGGGAGTGGGGTGAGGTAGGGTGAGGGGGCAGATGTGCTGGGATGCGGTGGTGGGGGTGACTGGGGCATGTGGGATTACTCCTTGGGCTCGGGAGCAAGCCCGCCGTGAGCATGGATGATGATGGCTACCAGAGCCAGCGGTACATCGGCATACACCGTATCCGTTGGCTTGCTCCAGTCCTCCGCATACTCCTCCAGTTCCGCAAGCACCCGATTGGGGAACCCCAATTCCACAGCATTCCACGGACCACGTGAGTCTCGCGGCGTGCAGTAGTGATAGTCACTGGCCTGGCAGGAGAATGACAGGCCATCGGTACAGGTGAGTCGGCTGAGGTTTTGGAGTGTTGTACCCTCTTTCTGCCGGGTGTATGGGGCAAGGCGGGACTGTAGGTCGATCAAGATGTTGAGTACGTCGAGGGGGTTGGAGTGTGTCATCTGGGGCTCCTTGTGAGTGGTGGTGAGACCCTGTGTCTCGTCCGGGCCATTCCTGATGGAGCCTGCGGAAGGCTCCATGTGGAAGGGTCAGGGGGAAAGAGGAGGAGTGTTGGCCTGGGCTTGCTTTGCTAGCTCAATCGCGCGGTCAAAGACCTTGAGTATGGCCTCGTGGCCGCGGGAGTCGTTGACGTAGACAAAGCTCAGCCTGGGATAGTAATACGTGGCAGCGTGGTCGAGGAGGTATGCAGCAGTATTTGCCGCTGCCACCGCACGACCTGAGACCTTGGCCACTGCTCCAGCAGCGCACCAGCAGACTGCTACACGGGACATGGCCGGGACCGAATTGCCAAATGCGGACTTGGCCATGTTTCCTTGCGTCCAGCGAGCGGGATCGGAGATTAACTCACGGGCTGCTCGGAGGATGGACTCGGGAGTGGGCGTGGGCTTGCGGGGGGTCATGGCGTGGGCTCCGTTGCACAGGCAATAGCCTGTTTGGCTTGGCTGTGGATCTCGCTATCCTGCTCAGCTAACTGTATAATCCGCTGCAGTGCAGCTAGCATGACTGGGGTTGCTGCTACCAGTCGCACATCTTCCTCTGATGCGTCGATGTGAGTCCCGGACCAATGATCATGGCCGGTGGATAACGGGCCAATGCTGTGCGATACCCGCCAGAGTTCATCTCCTATTTGGATGCCAGCACGACCTGAATGCTGATTATACTTGACATCGCTGAAGTCAGCTCGGCAGATGTACCAGGTGATTTCCCAGGGAGTGGTCATGTCTCAGGGCTCCTGAGCTAGCTCAATCACCCGATCATACACTGCCAGCACAGCTGCGTGGTCGTGGGTGTCGTTCAGGGCGATGTAGGAGCTGGAGTGGAATAGCTCCAGAGCAGCCTTATCCAGCAGATCATCCGCGGCGCAGAAGATTTCGTTGCTGGCATCGGAATGCCCACGCGCACGATACTCATACAGCAGGCTGCCCATCGCACACCAGCAGCAGGCGGTAGGGTCGGTGACCGCGACCGGCTCACCGTCAGCTCGCCGGGCGTTGGTGTGCTGGGTCCAGTTCGCGGGATTGGCGATGCGATTGCGCGCAGAGGTGAGTATTTCTTTCGGGGTCATCTTGGGGGCTCCGGGAGTTGGCTTTGCGCTAGAGGCCCAGATCCGCAAGGAACGCTGCGGCGTTGAACTTGGGCTTGGTTTTGCGCAGGTCGAGGGTAGGGGTAGGTGCAGTGGCGGGGGACTTGCCCTTCGGGGCTTTGGCTTGGTGGCCTTTGGCCTTGCGCTCGGCCTTTGCGTTGGCCTTGGCCTCAGCCTTGCGAGCCGAGGCCTCGCCCTGCGTCAGGCCCTTATGGTGTTGACGCATGGACTCCAGCACCAAGGTCCGGAACCACTGCTCGGTCTTGGGCTTCTCCGCGTTCGCGGCGCGAATGAACTCCTCCACGCTAGCCAGGCTCCCGGCGTATTCTTTGTTGGAGTTGAGCTGGAAGGTTCGGAGGAAGAACTCCGCCCCGTGCTGCATGGAGCGTTCCACGGGCCAGCCGTCGCTGACGCGGAGAGCAGCGGTGAGGGCGGCGGTGAGCCGCTCTTGGGCCTTCATCTGCGCCACCTCGGCGCTGGGCCAGGTCTCAGGCCAGTGCCAGACTTTGCCGTCGGTTTCGATCGCGGGGTGGAAGGATCGGCCGTTTGTGGCGGTGACTGCTGTTGCACGAGTGGTGAATTTGAGCATGGCTTGGGACTCCGTATCACGGCTTGAGGTCTGGGAGATCGGGGATTGGCGTGGTTTGGCTGGGGGGATTTGAGACTGGGGGAATTTTGATTACAGGGGTAATAACCGCACCTTGCATGGGGACGCTGTTAAATGTCAACCCCGCGGCATAGTCCACAAGCAAATCGTGGAGAAACTGCGAGGGCTTTTTGCCTTCGGCTGCTGCCATTTGCTGGAGTAGCAATTCTGCACGGTCGCTGAGTCGGTGGGTGGACATGGGGTTGGCTCCTGCGCCTCTCCGGGGTGATCCAGTAATGCTGGGAGTCCAGTCCCCCAGCATTGGTTGAGCACCTGCGGTTAGCTGCTTGCATCGGTCAGGTTATCTTCCGCTTGCTCGATGCTGCTGATTGCCTCTTCCAGTTGTGCAATGACTTCTTCCGCACGCTCGCCTTTCTCACCTTGCTGGAGGCTCTCAGGCATGTTATCGTAAGACTCCTGTTCCTGCTCTATGATTTCGCCGAGCGCTTCACGTGCCTCGCTCAGCATGGCCTGGACCTTGGTGATAACTTTGCGGCGGGCGTTGTTCATGGTGAAGGACTCCTTGTTAGATTGTGAGGCTGACTCTACTCACAGCCCCAGATCGGCCAGATAACTTGTCACGTTGAATGCTGGTGGCGCGGGGGGCTGCCACTGCTTGCGCTTGCGGGACTGGCCCCTTGGGCGTAGGCTGGGGAGCATATGCGGGGGGACTGTGATCTCGGCGTCAGGGTGGCGCTGGTCGAATTGCTTCGCGCCGAGGTTGCGAGTGTGCTTTGCGGCCTCTCGGAGCCAACGGGGGCAAGTCGTGCCAGCAGGCCAGGTCTCGCTGGGGTAACTCGCTGCGATCCTGCGTCCCAGTTCATACCACTGCTGATACACGAACACAGTCTGCTGGCGTTTGTCGGGCGTGGTTGCCGGGACCAACTCCAGCACGTCCCGGATTTCCCGGCCGCTGCGGGCGTCGCAGAAGCCTAGGTAAATAACCGGGTTGGCGTTGGCGCGGGTTATGATGGTGAGTAGGGAGTTGCGGGAGGAGGAGGAGTTGGACATGAGTTAGGCTCCGAGGTTTGGGTCACTCGTGCTGATCACAAACTGCCCACCGCGGCCGCGAGTCACGTGGGAGTACTCGGTGATTTGGTCGCAGCTGCGCAGGCCGGCTTTGACTGGCAGCTCGAACCTCGTGGGGTCGCGCTTCCAGAGTTTCGTCCGGCCGGTGCGGCGGAGGAGCCAGTAGCGGCCGTTGACCATTAGGGTCCAGAGGTGGCCGTTGTCGAGCGCTTGTTCCAGGTCCTGCCGAGTGATTTGCGGTGGGAGCGTGGTGAAGGCTGGGTGCTGGGGCTGGCTGGTTGGCTGGGTCATTGTGGGGGGTTCCTTGGTATGGGGTAGACTTGCGCTTGCGCTGGTTGGCGTGGGGGCTAAGGCTGTGGGGTATTGGCGTTGCCCCACAGCTTTGACGTGGTATTAATCTACTACCTTGTATGGTTTGGGGCACCAATACTTATGCACAGGGAGCACGTATACAAACTCCCCTTCCTTGGCCATATCTGCAATTTCCTCAATTGCATTGGCTTTACCCGTCCCCATCCACTCGAACCGCCCATCATCAGGGTTGAGTGCAAGGACCAGGAAGTCCGGGTCGGTCGTGGAGTCGTAATCGGGCATGGTGGACATGGTGGAGTCCTTTGGGTTGGAGTTAGCCTTCGGCCGTGCGCCGCGGGATGGCGGCATAGGGTAGTGTATGGGACGGCGCGCGGCGTGTCAAGGCCGGTGGCATGGCATGGGGTGGCGTGTGACGTGGCACCTGGGCCACCGCGCCGGCCCTATCGTAATGGCACCGGCGCGCATGCGCCCGCGCGTTGCAATTCCCGTGCCACGGCAAAAATCATGCCAACCCGTGACCGCATGGATTTCCCGTGCTCCATGTCATACCACTGGCATGTTGTGCTGGGACTGGAAGCTGGGGCTAGGAGCTGGGTGTTGGGGAGTTGGGTTGGTGTGGGGCGGGATTGGGCTGGTAGAATTGGGCCAGCCCCTGTCCCACCTTTTATGATAAAACCGTCCCACCAGTCCCGCGGGATGACGTTGGCTTGGGGGCATGGAGTCGGGGACATTGGGCCTGGCGCGGGGCAATAGCCCGCCCCTTTGGGGCAGTTTTCCCCATTCCCACGCCGAGTTATCCCCAATTTCGCGCGGGATTGCGGGGATTTGCTTGGGATTTGCCGAAATCTTAGTGGGCTCTGGCCCCCCACAACCCGTCTCTGGACACCACCCCGACCTACCATGCTCCGGCATGATTTTGCCCCGGCAGGCCCTTTTCTCTGGGTGGCCCCAGTCCCCCTCCTCGTGGGGGACGTGCTTTTTTCAGAAAATGCTCAAAAAAAAAAATTCAGTCTAGTAAATAAGGGACTCGTCCCACCCGCCGAAAGTGGCCTATTTTGCCATTTTCGTGCTCCAGCATGGTAGGACATGGCGCCAGCTGGAGCGGCGTTGCGGCACCCCGAAGCCCACGCAAGAACGCGAAAATCATCACCGAATTTGCTCAAGGAGCCCCGGGAAATGGGGTTTCTCAAGGAATTGTGTCCCAAAAGCTCGTCCCATGTTTTAGGATAAAAGGTGGGCCGAGCGCCGCAGGGGCAAAACTGGTGGGCTGGCGTGGGGCAGGGGCATGCCATGGAGGCGTTGCTCCAGCATGCCAGCCCCACAAAAATCCCGACTCAGCCACTAGGAGCAAGAATTTGCCGATGATGCACGCTCCAGCACCGTGGCCTTTGAAGGGGAAAAGGGGAACGAATTGTGGCGAAATTAGGGCAGGAGCAGGGGCATGGGCGGGGGTATGGCGTGGGCAGGGGCATGTATGGGCGTGCCTGGAATGCCCCGCGCCGGGGCATGGCGTGGCGTGGCGTGGCGTGTGGCAGGGTAGGCTGGTAGGGGTGCCGCGGAACGCGGCAATGGGGCATGGGCGGGCCGCAAAATGGATCCTAGGGCATATGCCCTACAATGCCCGGAAATGCCCCGCCATCGGCCATTGGCATTTCCGGCATGGGGTATACCGGCAATGCCCCAACGCCCGTCCTGCGCCGTCGTGGTGCCTTGACGCCACAATGCCCCTGCCCAGCAGGGTGCCTGTCAGGGTGCCGGTAGGCACAAGAAACCCGCTAGGGTGGCCCCAGCGGGTCTCATTGCGGACTCAAGGAAGGCAATCCTATGCGCAGGATTGCCGGAGAGTGTGACGAGTTAGGGCAGGGACAGAGGCACCGCGCCCCTTGTCCCTGCCCCTTGCATTGTCACAACTCGATCGTCACGGCGGCGGACTCGTCGATCCGGCGCTGCGCCGCGGCGGACCACGCATCGCGGTACTTTTCCGCCGTGGCATTGACCAAGGCACTCAGGTCCGCGCCGGTAGGCAGCGGCTTTGCCTTCTTTTCCGCGGCCGACTTCTTGTTGTGCGCGGCGCGAATGGCGTCGGCTGCCATGATCCGCAATTCCTTGGTCAACTCGTCCACGCGCCCGCCGCCGGACAGCGGCGCGTCGATGACGTATTCCAGCGTGCCTTCCATAATCGCGGCGTGGCGTGCATCGCGCCGCGACTCCTCGTATTCCTCCATATCCTTCTCCGTCCACGGACCCTTGCGCCATTTGTTACCCTTCACCATCAGGTTGGCTTTCTGAGCGTCGCTGAGGGCGGTGGCATTCGCGAGGCTCTGTTTCGCCGCGAATGTGAGGAGATACATCAGCCCATTCGCGTGCATCGTCGCGAGATCGAAGGTGTACGGCCCGACGGAAATCTTGTCGTGCGGCAGGGAAATGGTGACGGTTGCCATGATCTTGTGTCCTTGTGGTTCGGCGGACCATCTTGTCCGCCCCACAAACATAGGGACCGAGCCCGATCGGTGCAATAGGGAAAATGCAATGGAATGGAAAAAAGTTTGCCCAGGGCATTGTGGCAGGGACCAGGCAGGCAACAGGTCCCTTGCGCCACGTCCACCTTGTTCCCGTCCGTGCGCCCGCGCGCGTTGCAAGGGCCGTGCCAATTGGCCGGACTCGTCACACCTTTTATGATAAAACATGGCCACCGGGCTGCGTCGCGGCCTATGCCCCTACAATCCATTCCGCGGCCCGTACACGGCCGTTGCCCTTGAACCATGTCCTAGTGCCAGCCCCATGCCCAACGGCCGTCCTGCGCGATTTCACCTTATGTTCCAGCCCTTGGCATGCCCCATGCCGATGCAACACCCATGCCAACAAGACTGGCCCGCGCATTGCATGGTGCATCCCTTGTGCCATGTCACTTGGCATGAGCCTCGCCATTGCATACCCCATGCCAACCTAACTGGCACGCGGCGTGCCATTGCAAGCCCCATGCCACACAACCTGGCACAATCCCTGCACACTGCATATCCTATGCCAGTCCGATGGTCCACCCATTGCATGATGCAAGGCGCGTGCCAAGGTTCCCTGCCTCGAGCCTAGAGTCCATGCAAACTCCATGCCATAGCTCCCCGCCCCAGTCCCTGCCTTCTGGCTCCATGTCCCCGCCCAAACGCCGAGTCATTCCGCCCCGACTCGAAGGGGGTATGTGGTCCATGGGGATTGCCTGGGACCCGATCAGAGAACCCCCACGGACAGTTTGGCAAAATAGTGAGAGCCCATCCTTGTGACGGGGGCCTTGGCCCCGAAACTGTGGCTAAATTTTCGCCCCGTGGAAAGGCTCGAGCCGGGCGCAAGCGCCCAATATGGGGTCTAAATTTTCGCCCCGCCGCAGGCGCTCGAGCCCACCTATGGCCCCACCCCACAAGCGCCCAAGCACCCCGCCCCGCCGCAAGATTGCCCAGCGCAACACCACGGAGTATAGTCAGGTATTCACAGGAGGCCGGCATGGACACGGATTGGTTTGAGGGGATTGCGCTGGGGTCGGCGCGGGGCGCGCGCGGGGGGAAAGCCCCGGTTGGGGCAGTCGCGGTAAGGGAGCTGAATGAGGCGGACTTGGACCTCCTCGCCGGGTCGGTGGGGTCCCAGATCACCCCGCTGGCTAAGCTCCGGGAGAGCCACCACCAGCTGGCAAGGCTGCTAGCCAAAGGCACGGCGCAAGTTGAGGCCGCGGCGATCACAGGGTACAGCCAGAGCCGGATTAGCATCCTCAAGCACGACCCGAGCTTCCAGGAACTCATGGAGTATTACCGGGGGCAGGTGGAGGAGATTTTTGTCGATGCGAATAAGCGGCTCGCGACTCTCGGGATCAGCGTCATTGATGAGTTGCAGGAACGGCTGGAAGAGGCCCCGCAGGACTTTAAGCCCCGGGAGTTGATGGAGCTGGCGGAACTGTGCTTGGATAGGAGTCTCACGAAGGGCCAAGGCCCAGGCTCAGCGGCGCCGGTCAGCGTCAATGTGACTTTTGTGGAACCCCCGAACCGCGAGTCCCGGATCACTGGTCCGGTGATTGATCTGGACTTTGAGACGTGATGACAAGGCCTAAGTCCCAAGCCCCCCAGTCCCAGCCCCCAACCTGAGCCCTCCCATGCACCGTCAAATCACCGGGTTGCTCTGGGCGGCCGAGTGCCAGCCCCCAGCATTCGCGGGGAAGGCCCGTCCACGCGGAGCTAAGGCCCTGGGCCTGCAATACGAACGACAGCTCGCCGCAGCGTTCCCACACGGCCGAGCTGGGCAGTGGTTTAGCTTTGTCGATGCGAATGGCTCGGGGTACTGTCAGCCGGATTTGCTGCTGGTGCTGCCGGAGGGACCGCTGGTGATGGAGTGTAAGCTGACGTGGGTGCCGGAGGCCCACAGCCAGCTGACGCAGTTATACCTTCCCGTTGTCTCAATGGCCCTGGGCAAGCCCGCCCGCGGACTCGTGGTCTGCAAACACCTGACCCCCAGCGCACCGGAGGCTGAGGGCAACTGGCAAGACGCGCTAGCTTGCGGCAAAATTTGGCATTGGCTGGGGCCACAGCAGTCCAAAGCCCCACGGCGGCGCAGCAAGGCAGTCTCACAGTTATTGCAAACGTGGTAGTCTTTCGGGAGTTCCCAAGAAACCAGTGAGCCGGTGTAGAGTGGGATTCGGCTCAGCGGAAGGATTACAGCTATGACGATCGCGAATTTCCAGTCCGGGTTTCGGCTGATTGACGGTGATGCGCTGAATGTGCTGGTGGCGGCCATCAACGCCAGCACCACCTTGCTGAGCGCCACTGCAGGCACGGTCAGCGCCAGCAAAGCGGTGGTGGTGGACTCCAGCAAAGACATCACCGGGTTCCGCAATGTCACGGCGACTGGGACGATCACTGGCGTCACGCTGGCCGCCACGGCTGGAATCACGGCGGTAACGTCGATCGCCGGTGCGACGGTCAGTGGCTCTACCTCGGTCTCGTCCCCTGCGGTGAACGTTGGGTCGAGTGGCGCTGCCGGGTCGCTGTCCGTATTCCCGGCCACGGCATCCAAGGGCAAAACCCTGTTCACTGCCGCGGACAACACCGGCAACACCACCACCACGATCACCACGGCGCTCCAGGCCACTACGCGGACCTACACCGTCCCGGATGCTGGGGCGAATGCCAAGTTCGTCTTGCAGAATGCCGGCACCGTCACGCTCAGCACCAACGCCGGGGTGATGAGCACCCTCGCGGGGGTGATCACCACCGAGGCGCTGACGACTGCCGCGGGCGACGGGCAGGACCTGACCATCACCAACACCCTGTGCACCACGGCCAGTATCATCCTGGTGACGCGGAATGGCGGAACCAGCACTGGTGGCACCCCGATCATCAAGGCTGTGCCGGGGAACGGGTCGTACGTGATCACGCTGGATAACAAGCACGCGAGCGCCGCGTTTGACGGCACGTTTATCCTCGGTGTGCTGATTGTACAGCCGTAAAGGCGGGGGCGAGAGTGGCGAAAAACCCGAACCTCTCCGTGGGTCGTGGAGAGAAGCAATCAGTGGCGCAGGGCGGCGGTCTCACGGCCAAAGGCCGGGCGAAGTACAACGCTGCGACGGGCTCAAATCTCAAAGCCCCGACGAAAGACCCGTCCAACCCGCGGCACAAGTCGTTCTGCGCACGGAGTGCTGGTTGGGATGGCCCGCGGGGCAAGGCCGCTCGCGAACGGTGGGGTTGCTGAAATGACTGGAATACTCCTTCCTAACGGTCGGCAGCAGTTTGTCGATATTAACGGGGAACCGCTGGTCGGTGGGAAGGTGTATTTTTACACTGCGCAGGACCTGGTTACTCCAAAAGACACGTACCAGAACGCTGCGCTGACCATCCCCAACACCAACCCTGTGGTGCTGGATGCACGAGGCCAAGCGATCATCTTCGGCAGCGGGTACTACTGGCAGGTCCTCAAGGATGCGCTGGGCAATACCATCTGGACCGGGGAACTTGCGGGCAATGCCCAGACCTCCGCGGAGGTGACGTTCCTGCAAAGTGGTGCTGGGGCGGTTACGCGGACTGTCCAGGCGGTACTGCGGGAAAATCATCTTTCAGCACTGGACTTCGGCGCGGATAACACCGGGGCGACGGACACCGTCGCGGCCCTCCAGCTTATGTCCAATGAAGCTCTGGCCTCGGGCAAGCGCATGTTCATGCCGCCGGGGATTTACAAGATCGGCTCGCGGTGGAATATCGAGGCGAGTGAGCTGGTCATGCACCCCGGCGCGCAGATTCGCTGTGATGCGGCGGATGCGACGACTTGGACTAATGGTGCGCTGCGGATTAGCGGCGGGGCCAAGGTGTTCGGCGGGACGATTTACACCACTGGCGCGGCGCTCAGCTCTAACGGCACGCTGGTTTCCATCGTAAACGGGGAACTGGATGGGGTGACGCTCTGGAACCAGCTGTTCACTGGCATTGCGATCGCTGGCCCCGCGCGAGTGGCGAACTGTGTGGTGAATGGCGGTGGGTATCGGAGTGTGCTGGTAGCATTGACTGCGGCTGGCACTGTGGTGTTGGATAGTGTTGTTGCGTACAACACCGGCGTGCTGTATGTGAATAAGGTCTGGTCTGGAGTTGTTGCACTGGCCGGGCGGAGCTTTTTCATTGCGTCCTCGTTTGGCACAACGAGCAAGTTCCAAATTTTGAACTGTGAAAGCAATTACGTTTACGGATCAGCGCTGTGGGTGAGTGACCCTGGTTCCCCTGCGATCTCAAATGTATTGATTGATGGGTTCAAATCCAGTTACGCTGGGTATTATGTAGATGCAGGTGGGACGCCAATTCAGGGTAGTCAATCGGGGACTGCGATTGAGTTGGCCTCGACTGCCGGGGCGGTTGTGCAGAACTGTGTGGTATACGCCCCGCTTGGGTACTGCCTTGCAAACTTCTACTCCAATGACGCGGTGCTGGTGAACAATGTCCTGACGGGCACGCTTGGTGACCCGATCATAGCGCTTGGTGCGTCTGATCGAGTGATCGTGCAGGGAAATGTGCTGCGCAATGGGACGACAGGGGTGATACTGGGGGATAATGACCTCAATCCCAGACTTGTCCCTTGCAATGACTGCCAGATCATCGGCAATACGTTCATTGAATGCACTGACGGCGCGATCAACTTCATGAGCGGCGATGGGCTGCTGGTGATGAACAACACGATCGTTGGTGGTTGTGACTCGACGAACTGGACTCAAGGCGCTTCCTCGCTGCGCGATGCGTACAGGATGAGCGCGGCGATGGCAAATCGCGTGCAGAGCTTCGGGAATAAGGTAAGCGGGCTGATTACTAACCTCTGGAACACCATGACGCCGGTGGTTATCATCGGGACCGGGCAGGTTGGGACGTTCCAGGTTGGTGAGCGGTTTGATGTGACGTATACGGAGATTGGAGCAGCGCCGGTTACTGTTATGAATGCTGGAGCGGTATATGCCGCGAATGCCTCGACCCCGGAAGTGACGCTGCTTACATACACGCTCGGGCTCAATCTGGTCTCCGCGACAGTGACGGGGCTGACTTCTGGGGCGGTGCTGGTAGGCGGAACGCTGGGTGTGTTTTCAGTGACGAAGCCGCTGGTTGCACTCAACGAAGGCCCTATTGCTGCGCCGTATCTCATGGCCCCAAGCACCGATCTATACACGCGGACGGTTACGCTGGCATCTGCTGTGAACCCGCAGCCGTATCTGCGGTTGATCGCAGCGGCCACAGGGTCACGGGCGAATACCGGCAGCATCAATGTAGCGAACACCACGCTTACCGGGTCTACAGCGCTGGAGTTGCTGGATTACACTCCGTACTTGTCCAAGCCAGATGACTGGTACGTTGTGTGTTATTTGAAAAAAGCTCTCGGGATGGGGGCTGGGAATATCAACAACGGGATACTGAAGTTCGGGCTTAGCTCGACTGCAGCTTCTGCGAATACATTCGCGCTGTTTTATCTGGCTTCTCAGTTGTACTGGACTGCAAAGAAAATCGGCGGGCTTAACAATGGGGACTGGATGCCAGTTGTGCTGAAGTTGTCGGAGCTGCTGGATCCCGCAGATGCACCTTACACGGCGCTTGGCTACTACAACATTACAAAGCTCAACACTACCAGCCTTATCCTCGGCGGTGTTGCCGTTGGGAATTTTGTAGTAGGGGAAACGGTCAATATCACAGCGCCTGCAGTGGGAACTGGAACTGTGGTTAGCTGGGATTCCGCGACAAGCTCGCTGGAACTGGTGCAAGCAAGTGTTGCGTATAATGTTGGTGGGTTTGACTGCAATGGCGCGACGAGTAGTGCGACGTTGACTGGCGGGACAGTTCGAACGTATGATCTGACTGTTACAAAACCGGTGCTGATGAATGTGCAGGAACTGTAGGAGGGTGCGATGACTGGTTTCCCGTCGGTTGCAAATGCGGTTGCAGTTGCAGATCCTGATGCCCCAACACACTGGCTGAAGCCGACTGCGGCCGGGGCGCTGCCGAGTTCCCCCACGCAAATTAGCGCTGGGCTGACCTCGACCACCGGCACGATTGCGCTCAACGCGAGCCTCAGCGGGGCTATTGCCATCGGCAACACCACGCCAGTTGCACTGATCATGCCGGCAGCGTGGACGGCGGCTGGGCTGACGCTCCAGGCTAGTGTGGATGGGGTGGCATACAATGACGTGTATGATCAGTATGGGAACGAGGTTACGCTGACGGTCTCGACCTCGCGGCATGTGTTGCTGGACCCGAGTGTGCTGGTCGGGATGACGCATGTGAAGCTGCGGAGCGGGACGGCGGGTGTGCCAGTGGTGCAGCTTGCTGCTCGGGTGCTGACGCTGATCTCGCGGGGGCTGGCATGAGCTTGCTGCTGTGGGGATCGCAGGGGTGGCTGCTGGATTTTGTGAACTCCAGCCCCACGCCAGGCTTTACCCGCGCAAGCTCTGGGACGTATTTGGATAGTACTGGAGTGCTGGTGACGGCAGCGGCAAATGCTGCGCGGTTTGGGTACAGCACCGCAGGGGCGAAGCTCGGGCTCTTGATGGAGCCAACGCGGGATAACTTGCTGCTGAACAGCACCATGGTCGGGGCTGTTGCTGGGACTCCCGGAACTCCGCCGACTGGTTGGACTATTCAAACTGTCGGGCTGACGCTGACGATTGTCGGTACTGGCACGGAAGATGGGTATAACTACATTGACGCCCGCTGGTCTGGAACGACAGTATTCGGCGGGATGTATTTGTTTCTCCCACAGACGCTTGGGGTGGCAGCGAGCACCGGCCAGACGTATACGGCAAGTGGGTTGCTGAGGCTGGTTGCCGGGAGCCTGACCAACGCCACACTGACCCTTTCGGTACAAGAGCTTAATGCGGGGTTGGGTGTTCTCGCATCGTCAACTCAGCTGGTTGTTCCAACAAGCGCGGCGCTGAAAACGCAGCAGCACTCCCTGACGCGGACGCTGAACCAAGCAACTACCGCGAAGGTCCGGTCGCAGATTCTTGGGTCAGTTAACGGTGCAGTGGATTTCACGCTGCGCTATGGCTGGCCGCAGATAGAGCTTGGCACCGGGGCAAGCAGCAGGATCGCGACGAGCACGGCCGCGGTGCAGCGGGCGGTGGATTTGATGGGTTTCGGGGCGAGTATGAATCCCGGCCAAGGGACGGTGCTGGTGACGTACTGGCCCCAGGTCTCGGCACTTGGGGCTGTGCAGAACTTGTTCCAGCTGGATGATGGGACTGATGACAACGCCCATGCGGTGCAGCTGACGGCAACGGGTGAAGCCCAGGTGGTCTGCACGGCAGGCGGTGGCGCGACAGGAACGCTGACTGGGACTGGGGTAACCGCTGGGGCGCAGCGGAAGATTTGCTACTCCTATGGCCCGGCGGGATTCAGGATGAGCCAAGACGGCGCGGCGTTGGTTACGGCAGCTGCTGGGGCGCTGCCAAGACTGGCCCAAGCCCGACTCGGGAACAACGTGGCAGGGACTACGCCGATGCTGGGGTATCAGCGTAGTATTCAATACTGGCCAGTGCAAAGGAACGATGAGAGAGCCTTGGCGGCTTGAGGGGGGATAGTGGAGGATCAAATTCCAATGACTGGGGTGAAAGCTTCCACTCTACTTGCAGCAGCCTCCGGTGCACTGGTGAGTATGACGTTCATCCAAGGGCTGACCACTAAAGAGGGACTGCTGGTGATTGCTAGCGGCACGGTCACGTCAGTGTATTTAACCCCTGTGGTGCAGGGAGTTTTTGAGCATTATACTGGGGCCCAGATGACCCAAGACTGGACACATGCAGCGAGTTTTCTCACTGGACTGCTGGGGATGAATGTTCTGGCTGGGTTTGTGAAGCTGGTAAGAGATTTTCGGAAAGACCCGTGGGGAACGATACTGCGGATTCGGGGAGGGGTAAAGTGATGGTCGGAGAGGACGCGCAGGGCAAGTTCCGGCTGAGCAGGGTGTCCAAAGCTAGGCTCGGGACCTGCCACCCGCTGCTGGTGGATCTGGTGGAGGAAGCGCTGGCTACAAGTCCGCTGGACTTCACTGTGCTCTGTGGGTACCGCGGGAAGGATGAACAGGACCTGGCCGTGGCCCAGGGCAATAGCAAGGTGAAGTGGCCGAACTCGAAGCATAATAGCTTGCCGAGTCGCGCCGTGGACCTGGCCCCGTACCCTGTGGATTGGGATGACTTGGGGCGATTCCGACAGCTCGCCACGCATGTGATGATGACCGCGCAAAGGATGGAGATTGGCCTGCGCTGGGGCGGGAACTTCCGCTTCGTTGACATGCCACATTTTGAACTCCAGGACATCCACTGATGCTCTCGCTTCTCATTGCCGCAGTCCCAGCACTTGCGCGGATCTTTGCTGGGGATGCCACGGGAAAGCTAGCGGAAAAGGCCATTGCCATTGGGCAGGAGGTCTTTGGCACCAGTGACGAGGCCCAGGCCGAAGCGGCCCTGCGGGCTAACCCGGAGCTACGGATAACGCTGCAGATACGTTTGGCTGAGATCTCCCTGGAAGGCGAGCGCGTAGCGAGCGCGGAGCGCCAGCGTCTCGCCGAGGTATACCAGGAAGAACTGATCGCCAAGCTCGCCGATGTCGCCAATGCCCGCCAGCGAGACTCCATGTTCATGTCCGCCGGGAAAGTTAACTGGCGCGCGAATGTGATGCTGGGGTTAACGTTCGGTGGAATTATCTCGATCATCTGGCTGATGCTTGGTTTTAAGATTGACGGGAACACAGCAGTTGGGGGATGCTTGGTTTCGACAGTAGGAACCTTGCTGGCCTGTGTCAAGGATGCGTTCTCGTTTGAGTTTGGTTCGTCTCGTGGTAGCGCAATGAAAGATGCGACTATCGCGAATATGACGACTAAGTGATCCAGCCGCGGCTGGTAGCGGACCGGCGCATTCCGGGATAGGAGAGTGTGATGAAAAAGTATATCTGGAGTCTCGCCGCGGCTGCAATGCTGATGGCGGGTGTTGCTGGGGCGCAGCTCTGGACGAATGGGTTTCCGACCCTTTCGCCGGCGTATACCGGGAATGAGACCATCCCGATGGATACGAACCTGTCAGCGGGTGCTTACCCGCAGCAGGCGAAGATCACGCTGCCGCTGATCAAGTCGTATGTGTTCGGGAACTACGCCACGGCCAGTGGGACTGCTACGGCCACTGCCGGAGCGGCGACGCTGAATGCCGGGCGGGGTGTGGTGACGACCGAGTCGCTGACTACGGCAGCGGCTGATGTTTATACGCTGACGCTGACCAACCTCGCTATCTCGGCGACGAGTATCGTGCTGGTGACGGTCGGGAATGGCACGAATACGACGGTTGGTCCGACGCTCGCGGGGGTCACGCCTGGGGTTGAGTCTGCGGTTATCTCAATCCGCAACACCCATGCCTCGGTGGCGCTTGATGGCACGCTCAAGATCGGCTTTGTTGTGGTGAACTGAGATGGCCAAGGGCAATAAGATGACCATGTCGCAGTGGGAAAAGTCTGCGAAGGACCAGAAGATGGACAAGGAAGCCCTGGCCAAGCACAACGCCAAGGCTAAGCCCAAGTCCAAGGGCAAGTAAGGCAAGGGTGGGGCGGGGAAACTCGTCCCACCTTTTACGCTAAAACATGGGCTGAGCATGGCACAGAGCATCACCGAAGTAAACGCGGAGTTTCCCCCGAAGCTTGCAGGGCTATTCCAGCCCATGCGGTACAAGGTAGCTCACGGCGGCCGCGGTAGCGGGAAGAGCTGGGGGTTTGCGAGAGCGTTACTCCTGCTCGGGACCATGCGTCCACTACGGGTGCTGTGTGCTCGTGAACTGCAAAACTCGATTAAGGAATCTGTGCATAAATTGCTGAGTGACCAGATTGATAATCTGGGATTGGGACATTTTTACAACATTCTGGACCAAGAAATCCGCGGAGCCAATGGCACGGAGTTTGTGTTCGCGGGCATCCGCAACAACGTGAATAAGATTAAGTCATATGAAGCTGTGGATATTTGCTGGGTTGAGGAAGCTAACAAGGTCACTAAGAACTCCTGGTCGGTGCTAATCCCCACGATCCGCAAGCCAGGCTCGGAGATCTGGGCTACCTTCAATCCGGAATTGGAGACGGATGATACTTATCAGAGGTTTATAGCTAGTAAGCCCAGCAATAGTTGGGTGGTGGAGGTCAACTGGCGTGACAACCCGTGGTTCACTCCGGAACTGATGAGTGAGATGGAGGATCTGCGGACTCGGGACGAGGATGAGTATTTACATGTCTGGGAAGGCCACTGCAAAAAAGCCCTTGAGGGTGCCGTTTTCGCTAAGGAACTCCGAGCGGTGTTTAGTGAAAACCGAGTCTGCCAGGTCCCGTATGACCGCAGCGTCCCAGTGGATGTGTTCTGGGACCTTGGGCGGAGCGACGCGACGGCGCTGTGGATAAGGCAGAGAGTCGGGATGCAGTTCCGTGTGTTGGAGTATTATGAGAACTCGCAGGAGGACATCAGTCATTATCTAAGGTGGCTGCAGGGGCGGACTTACTTGTACGGGACACAGTTTTTGCCACATGATGCGCGGGCGAAAGTGCTGGGTACGAAAAAGTCCATCGAGGAGCAGGTCCGTGAAGCTGGTCTCGGCTCTGTGCGGATTGTTCCGAAGCTCAGTGTCGTAGACGGCATCAACGCCGCACGTGGGCATTTGGCTGAGTGCTGGTTCGACAAGATCAAATGTGCCCCTGGCCTCAACCGCCTCCAGCACTACAAATACGAGGTCAAGGATGGGGTGTTCAGCAAGAACCCTGCTCACGATGAAAACTCCCACGGCGCGGACTCGTTCCGGTACATGGCGGTGATGAGCAAGCCCAAGCGTGAGCGTAAGCGTGAGGCTGATGAGTCGCTGTGGGGGCGGATCACCGCTGGCGCAACTGGATGGATGGAGTAAATCATGGCTCGTCGGCGCCGCCGGTCGCAGGACCATACGACACTGATTCCGGAAGTAGTGACGACTGCTAAAAAGCGGTTTGAACTGTGTGAGAAGTGGGAGAGCTACTGCCGGGCGAACTACAAGAGCGACAATAAGTTCGCTGAGGGTGATGCGTATAACGGATACCAGTGGCCTGATAACATCCGCCAAGGCCGGATGCAGTCCAATCGCCCGTGCTTGACTATCAACAAGGTCCGGCAGCACAACTTGCAGATCTTGAATGATTCCAAGCAGAATAAGCCGGAGATTAGGGTCAGCCCCACGGGTAATGGGGCGACGTATGACGCGGCGCAGGCATGGCAGCAGCTCATCCGCAGGATCGAATACCAGTCTAATGCCTCTGTGGCGTACCAGACCGCCGCGGAGTTCCAGGTCAAAGCGGGGTTTGGGTATTGGCGTGTGCTGACGGAGTATGCCGATACTGATAGCTTCGACCAGGACATTTTCATCCGTCGGATAGAGAACCCGCTCAATGTTTACCTCGATCCTGATATTAAGGAATTTGATGGCTCTGACGCAAGGTTTGGGTTTGTGTTCCAAGATGTACCAAAGGACGAGTTCAACGCGGAATATCCAGAGTTCGCTGGACGAGTCCCCCCAGCAGCCCTTGGAAACATGGCGGGGTGGTGGAGTAAGGATTATGTCCGAGTCGCAGAGTACTTTGTCAAGGAACAGGTGAGAGATACGCTGGTGCTAGTGCTGGGTGAGGACGGGCAGGAGATGCAGTTTCTGCTCAGCACCATCCCCCCGGCACTCCGCAAGGAAACTCTTGCGGGGGCGGTCAAATCCCGCGATGTGATCCGAGATGGAGTGAAATACTACCTCATCACCGGAATGGATGTGCTGGAGGAACAGGACTGGGCTGGCAAGTACATCCCGATTGTCCGAGTGATCGGGGAGGAGACGATCATCGAGGGTCAGCTGGACCGCAAGGGCCACACGCGGGCCTTGGTCGACGCCCAGCGGATGTATAACTATTGGACTTCCAGCGCGGTGGAGTATGGCGCGCTGCAGGGTAAGACCCCCTGGGTCGGGCCCGCAGAGGCGTTTGAGGATAACGAGACTCAGTGGAAAACCGCGAACGTTATCAATCACCCGTACCTGCCGTACAAGCATGTCGATGAAAATGGCCAGCCCATTCCCCCGCCGACTCGTAGCCCCGCGCCGGAGTCTGCCCCCGCGTACATGGCTGGGATGCAGGTGGCGAGTGGGGAAATGATGGCAGTGAGTGGGCAGTACGCACCGCAGATGGGTGAGCCGAGCAATGAACGCTCGGGCAAGGCGCTCATGGAGCGGCAGCGGAAAGGTGACAACGCGACTTATCATTTCATTGATAATCTTGCAACGGCGATCAGGTTTACGGGGAAGATTTTGTTGGACCTGGTGCCCAAAATCTATGACACGACCCGCTGGCTCAAGATCATGGCTGAGGATGGGACGGAGATGGAGGTCAAGATCGACCCCAACGCCCAGCAGGCCTTCCAGCAGAAGCTGGATAACGATGGGCAGGTCGTGGAGCGGATTTTGAATCCCTCGCTTGGCAAATACGATGTCATCGCGGATGTCGGCCCTGGGTTCTCCACCAAGCGCGAGGAAGCGTTCAACGCCATGACGCTGATCCTGACGCAGGCCCCGCAGTTGGTTGGAATTATCGGCGATCTGCTGTTCAAGAGCGGTGACTTCCCGCTGGCAGATGAGGCTGCGCAGCGGCTCAAGCGGATGGTTCCGGCCCAGGCCCTCGGCCAAGGTCCGAGCCAGGAAGTGCAGCAGTTGCAGCAGCAGGTCCAGATGATGGGGCAGATGTTGGAGGAACAGCTGAGCCAGAGCGCGATGGACAAGATCAAGCTCACGGGCAAGGATCAGCTCAGGAATACGGACGCTTTCAAGGCGGAGACCGAGAGGTTGAACGCAGTGGCAAAGAATTTGCCCCCAGAGCAACTCACTGCTTTGCTGCGGCCTTACCTGCGGCAGCTGCTCGCCAACATGCCCCCGGATGGGCTGGAGGCGGTGGAGCAGGCCACCACGGAGGGGATTGTTGAGACCGAGGCTGTTGAGGCCCCGCCGATCCTCGGAGCCAAGAAAGCCCCCGACGGCCATTGGTACACGCCGGGGAAGGAAGTCGGTCAGTGGAATAAGGTAGTTCCAGGGCTGGAGCTGGCGGGAGGGATGGAGAATGGCTAATGTGAATCGGCTGCTGTTTGGGCTCGGGGAAAGCAAGATTCCTGTACGTCGGCTGGACAATCCGACGTACACAGGACCTCGCGTCGTAGACCCGATTGAGGCTTATCACACCAGTCCTCACAAGTACACTAAGGTTCGGGAATCTGGCGCTGGTGGTGGGGAGGGGACTTGGGACCAGGGTTGGGGAACTTACCTGACGGATGACAAGAACGTTGCAAATATGTACCGCTATCAGTTTGTCGATCCGATAGACAAAGTAAGTGCATTGAGGAATCGTGTTGGATACAGTGGTGATTTTAAGCAATTTTCAAATGAAGTGATGAATAGCGATGCTACTCGTCTTGCAATGCGTATTGCAGGACAATTTAAGGGGAGAACTGAGCGGATTAACTCAATTGATAAACTGATTAATCGGGCGGTAATGACTGCTGGAAAGAGTGCTGATCCCGCAATGCAGGAGAAAGCTCTTGCATCATGGAAAGACCTTTTGCTTGCTCGCGAATTGTTACTTGATCGAGTTGGTGATCCACATACTTATGCTATGCGGATTCATGCGGATAAGAATGCGATGTTGGATTGGCGTGAGCCTATGTCCAGGCAGAGTCCTCTAGTGCATGATATTATTCAATCATCCCCAGAACTGCGTGAAATCCAAAAGCAGTATGGTGCTGGTGCTCAGTTTGGGCATAGTTATGCTGATACATACGGGCCTTTAACTGGGCGAGGATTGTACCAAGCATTAGCAAATGATGGGAAGCCGGTTGGCCGACTGGATTATGATGAACTGAAAGAATTGAATAAGCGGTATGAAAGTGCATCAAAGTTTTTAGATACAGCAGGCATTCCAGGCATTAAATATGCTGATAGAAATGTCAAACGCTTTAGCGATGCTGACACACTGAAATACGGCCCGCCGCAGGACTACGTTGTGTTTGATCCTAAGCGCATCGAGATCCTGCGTCGGTTTGGGATCATCGGTGGAGCTACTGGTGCAGCTGCTGCAGCCACACTCGGTAGCGGCGAAGCCCAAGCAGCGGCAGAGGCGCCGCCTCCGGGGAACCGCCTGCAGCCCAAGGCCGTCGGCTCGCTCGCCCACATGGCAGAGTCCCCGCAGCGGGACAAGGCCGTGAACGAACTCAAGACCGGGTTCATGCAGCGGACAGAGAATGCGCTTCAGCCGTTCGTGAATGCGAGTGATGCAGCGGGGATGGCATACCGAGACGCCATTGACTCGGGGGTGGACCCGGCCGAGGCCAAGATGCTCTCGCTCCGCGCGACCAGCGACTTGAGTACCAAGGCGTACTTGGAGGCTGCGGGGATTCCAGCAGGGATCATTGCTGGGGTGAAGGGCGCGGCAAGGTTGGCAGCAGCTGGTAATCAAGTACCAGCTAAAACTTATGATACTGCTCAAGCATTTGAGCGTCGCGGTATGCCTCCAGATGCAATTCACCAAGCTACTGGTTGGTGGAAAGGTGCTGATGGGAAGTGGCGGTTTGAGATTGATGACAGTGTGGCTGCTATCGGTAATCTGCCTAAAAAACAAAATATGATGCAAGTTCCTCACAGAAATGCAGACATCTTCTTACCTGACGTATTCACCCATCCGCAGTTATACAACGCGTATCCAACATTACGAAATACTACAGTCCGTCCAATGGATTTGGACCAACTTGGCTCTGCGCGTGGGGCATACTTGTCGGGACCTAATCGGTTACTGCTTGCACCAGGAACTGCACCTGATCTGAAAAGTGTTACTCTACATGAAGCACAGCATGGAGTTCAAGAGCTGGAAGGCTTTGCTCGCGGTGGGAGGCCTGAGCAATTTATGGATCGCACAAGATTTCCAGAGACTTTTGCTACAACACTGCGAGAGCAAACTCGTGAGAATATGCAAAATCTCAAAGGATTGGGGTACGATCCAGCTCTGATTGAGAAAATGTTTACACGGCCTAAGACAGAGTGGCGGCCTTATGAGTTTAATGTATATTCAAAACTCCGTGCGGATTTTGGAAAAAATACTGTGAAAGAACTGGAAGAAACTACAAATATGTGGCATCAATATAAAAACCATGCTCGAGGAGCATTTGACAAGTATGAGAATCTCGCAGGTGAAGCCGAGGCCCGGCTTGTCCAGCAGCGCATGAACCTGACTCCAACTCAGCGTGCTGAGCAGTTCCCCAAGGACCTGGTTCCGCGGGATCAGCAAGTCATCACTGGCCCTAACGGCCAGCCCTATCGCCTAGTCCCCGTTCCCCACAACCCCTTTGAGTGACTCCAATGGCCACAATGCACGTCCACGAACTCATCGCTCAGACCGCCAAATCAATGGCTGGAGCGGGCTATGATGAGCTTGCCCAGAACAACGAGTGGTATGCCCAGGCGAAAGCCTCGGGCCTCACTCGCGGCCACTTCATCAACTCCATCTGGCCACAGCTGATCGAGCCAGCTAAGGCCACCCTAGTCCAGATGCTCGCTGGTGGGTATCCAGAGGCGTTGAAAGAGGAGATTGAACGTGCGCTAATACTGAATCATTCCCTGCGTCGGGGAAAGACGGATCGGGACGTAGCCCGAGCAAGATCACGCTGAGGCGCAAGATGAGAATTAAGAGTTTTTGGGACTGGGTAGCGATGGCCCCTGAGGGGCAGGAGGGGAGTGAGACGGTCACTGAGGCTTCCCCCGAGCCACAGGTTGACGTTGATCCCACTCCTGACCCCACCCCTGCTCCTGAGCCCCCGAAAGTCCCTGCTTGGCAGACTCGCCGGATTGACGAGATTACAAAAGCTCGTCGAGAAGCCGAGCGCCGAGCGGAGTCAGAGGCGGAGCGAGCTCGGGTTGCGGAGGAACGGCTTGCGTTGCTTAGCGCGACGCTGAAGCCAGGAGAGGGGGAGTCTGCGGCGCCTGCACAGCAGACCTACTCCCCTGAGGCCTTGCAGGAGGCCATCGCTGCCCAGGCTGAGTTGATTGCGGAGCAGAAGCTCACCGCACAGCAGTTCAACTCAGCGTGCAACGGGATCTTCGATGCGGGGACGAAGGAGTTCGGAGCGAAAGAGTTTCCCACTGTTGTCGGGAACCTGCGACAACTTGTCACTGGGGACCCCAAGGCCGAGCAGCGGTACAGCGCCATGCTGGAAGCTGTGACTACTGTGGACAACGGCCATCGGGTTATCAAAGCCCTGAGCGATGACCTGGACGAAGCCTCCCGTATCCTCGACCTGCCGCCTGTCAAGATGGCTGTTGAGATCGCGAAGCTCGGCCTCAAGGTCAACGCCCCGAAGCCGACTAGCTCCGCTCCACCCCCGCCGAAGCCAGTCCGTGGAAGTGCTGCGGCAACGACCCAGCAGGACCCGGAGAAGATGACCATGCAGGAGTATGCTGCGTGGAGGGCAGAGCAGCGCAAGGCTAGGCGCCGCTAATTCCGCTAGCAGACCGGCCCCAGTCTGCGCGAAGCCTGCTCACTACGGGACTCAGGCCCCCGACAGCGAGGCAATGCAAAAGTTCTTTGCCCTGCAACCACAAACCCGCCGGATAAGGCCGGCTCAACAATGGGCATCATGCCCGTCGGGCCTCGCGCCCAATAGGAGCAGAAAATGGCTAACAGCCTTCTCACGATCAACATGATTACCCGTGAAGCGGTGTCGCTCTGGAAGAACTCTAACGAGTTCCTCAAGAACATCAACACGCAGTATGATGACAGTTTTGCCCAGACCGGGGCGAAGATCGGCACCTCGCTGCGTATCCGCCTCCCGAACGACTACACGGTTCGGACTGGTGCTGCGGTGCAGGTCCAGAATACCAATGAACAGAACACCACGCTGACCGTGGCGACGCAGAAGGGTGTTGATCTGAGCTTCAGCTCGGCTGAACAGACGATGAGCTTGGATGACTTTTCCGAGCGTATTCTTGCTCCGGCAATCAACAACCTCACTGGTGCGGTCGCTGCGGATGTTATGTCCGGGGTGGACGCGCAGGGTCCGTGCAACTTTGTTGCCAACACGGACTCGTCCAGCAATGTGATCTCGCCGAACAGCACGACTTACCTGCTAGCCGGTGCAATCCTCGGACGCAACTCTGCCCCGATGGCGAACCGGCTGATCATCAATGGGCTGACGACTGAAGCCCGTGTGGTGGCAAGCCTGAGCGGCCTGCTCAACCCGTCGCGCGCGATTGGGAAGCAGTATGAGGACGGTGTGATGGCCCGTGCGCTGGGCTTTGACTGGTACTCGGACCAGACCGTGCTCAGCCACACCACCGGGACGTACTCGGCGGGTAATGTCCTCGGGGCGGATCAGACTGGGACGAGTGTTACCACTAGCGCGATCACCGGCACGCTCACCGCTGGTGACATTATCACCTTCTCCGGGGTGAACGCTGTCAACCGCATCACCAAACAGGACACTGGGGTGCTACGGCAGTTCATCGTCACAGCGGCGGTGAGCAACGGTGGGACCAGCATTCCCATCTACCCGGCGATCGTTCCCCCGTTCGGCGGCAACCCGGTGCAGTATCAGACTGTTACGGCGAGCCCGGCGAACGGGGCGACGATCTCGGTTGCGGGTGTTGCGACTCCCGGTGTTGCAGCGACCTACGTGAAGAACTTCGCGTATGTCCCGGAAGCTGTGACGATGGCGACGGCGGACCTGGAGCTGCCCCGCAACGGCGTTATCGAGGCCGCGCGGGAACAGATGGACGGTATCTCGCTCCGTATCATCCAGCAGTATGTCATCGGTACGGATCAGTCGATCACTCGACTGGACGTGCTGTATGGGTATCTCTGGGTGCGGCCGGAGTGGGCTGTGGTTGTGGCCGATACGGTCTAGTCAACTCGGTGGGGGTTTCGGCCCCCACCACAACAACGAGGGACAAATGGTTAGGACGAGTCTAGTTTTCGATCGGATTACCTTCCCGCCGTATGAGTACCGGGAATATCCGAAGATGCTGTACCACCCGGAAGGGCTAGTTCGGATTGTGGAACCTGGAATTGCTGTGCGGGATAATAACGGCAGTCCAGTGATGGATGAGCGTGGGAACCCCCGGATGGTTGGGGAGAAGAAAGAGATTGTCAGCATGATCGTGCAGAACGCTCATGAGGAAACTCTGGCGGTGCGCGAAGGCTGGCATGTGGATGTGGAGATGGCTAAGGCTGTGGCCAAGGCCAAAGTGACCGGCGGGGTAGTAGAAATGCCCAAGCCCCAGCCTCCCACGCGCGAAGTTGAGCTAGCGCGTGAGCGGGATGAAGCGCTGGCGAAGTTGGCTGAGCTTCAGGCCCAGGTCGCTGCGCAGAAGGCTGTTGCCGGCAAAATCGCACTGAAGGTGTAGTACACATGACCACCCCTGCTGAACTTATCCAGATGAGTCTAAAAACCGCTGGTGTGCTCGGCGTGGGGCAGAGTGCGCTGGCTGAGGATACCAACGACGCGTTCAAGATTTTGAACTGGATGGTTGCGGAATGGCGAACGCAGCGTTGGATTATCTATGTGCTGGAGGACTTGAGCAAGACCAGCACTGGCGCTCAGAGCTATACTGTTGGGCCAGCTGGTGATTTCAATATCACTGTCCGGCCGCCGGTTATTGAGTCTGCGTATGTGAGGTTGCTGAGTGCTCAGCCGAACCCTGTGGACTATCCGCTCGCACCGATTTACTCCCGCGAGCAGTATTCCATGATTGCACTGAAAAACCTTAGCTCCTGGCCCAATTACTACTTCTATGAGACCGCGTATCCGCTGGGGAATTTCTTCCCCTGGCCAATCCCCACGGCGACGCAGTACCAGCTCCATATCGTTGTGCGCAAGGCGCTGGATGAGTTCACGTCGCTCGGCCAGACCATTGTTCTCCCACATGAGTATGAAAGTGCGATCCACTGGAACCTGACCAAGCGCCTGCTGGCACAATACCGCATGCCCCCAGATGTGCAGATTACCATGCAAGCGAAGGATTCGCTGCAGAAAATCAAGTCTGCAAACTTGCAGCTGCCTGAACTGCAAATCCCAGGCGCGCTGTGGGGCAACGGCTCGTATAACATCTACTCTGACACCTTTGGGCGGCCGTAATGGCTAGGATTCCGCTGCTGGGTGGAGCTTACATGGCGCGGAGTGGCATCGCGAATGCCCAGCGCTGTGTGAATTTATATCCTGAGGGGAACACCAAGGACGCTCCGGTGCCGGTGACGCATTATCTGACTCCGGGGCTTGGGCTGCTGGCTGAGGCCCCGACCGGGCCGGTACGCGGGCTGTACATGGCCAGTGATGGTCAAGGGTACATGGTCGCGAGTAACACTGTGTATGCGGTGAGTAGCACGTGGGGCTTGACGGTCCTCGGGACTATCAACACCACCACCGGCCCTGTGGCGATGAAGGATAATGGGTTCCAAGTGCTGTTGGTGGATGGGTCCACGGACGGCTGGACTATCACCCTCGGGACCAATGTGTTTGCGCAGCTTGTGGACCCCACAGGCCTGTTCCAAGGCAGCATCGGGATCGGGGATGTGGACGGGTATACGATACTCAATACCCCGAACTCCCGCCAGATGATCTCCACCTTGTTCAATACCTTGACTTTTGATGGGCTGTACTACGTGAGCAAGGTCGGGAACAGCGACCTGCTCGTCACCATCGCTGTGGTGCATCGGGAAATCTGGCTCCTCGGTCAAACTACCTCAGAGGTATTCTACAATGCCGGTGGAGCGACTTTTCCGTTCGCCATCATGCCTGGGGCGTTTCTTCAACATGGTTGCGCGGCTGCATATTCCGTGGCAACTTTCGACTTGGCTGTGTATTGGCTCGGCAGTGATCCAGCTGGTCATGGCATTGTGTTTCGCGGCAGCGGCTATACGGCTAAGCGAGTTAGCAACCATGCGTTAGAGTATGCGATTCAGGGATATGCGGACATTTCCGATGCGATTGGGTTTATCTATCAACAAGACGGGCATACGTTCTACCAGTTGACATTTCCCAGCGCTAACGCAACGTGGGTGTATGATGAGGCTACGGAGGAATGGCACCAGCGCGGGTGGACTTCACAGGACGGCACGCTGAATCGCCATCGCGCAAACTGCTACGCTTTTATGTACGGGAAGCATGTGGTTGGGGACTGGGAAAACGGGAATATTTACGATTATGGGATGGGGTATGGGACTGATGCGGGAGTGCCGATCCGCCGTGTGAGGACTTTTCCTCACATGTCTATGCAGCAGGGTGCACTGACGATCGGTTACAACGCGATGGACCGTGGGCAGCGGATTGGGTTCACCCAGTTCATGGCAGATATGGCGGTGGGGCTCCAGAGTCCCGCGGGTGGAACTGCTCCGACGGTGGGCTTGCGGTGGAGTGATGACCGCGGGCAGACTTGGGGCAATACGCTGGTGCAGAGCATCGGGTCAGGCGGGGAGTACCGGGTGGTTCCGCAATGGCGCCGCCTCGGCTACGCCCGCGACCGGGTCTGGGAACTGTCATGGAGTTCCCCTGCTATCACCGCGCTGAACGGCGCATGGATTGATGCTGTGAGTGCGCTGACGTGAGTGGGATTCAGCAGGGCTTCCCGAGTATCAACACGGCGTTGGTGGATGAGCGGGGGTTTATTCGGCAGACCTGGTTGCAGCTGCTGATCTCGCTGTGGAATCGGACTGGTGGTGGGGGTGGAACTAGTCCTGGGGATGTGGCGGAGCTTTTTGCTGAGGCTGGTGGGGTGCAGGGTGAGCTGGACCTTGGACTGGCCACTGGGATGGATTTTCCACAGTGGAGTGAGCCTGAGCCCGACCAAGGTTTGCTGTTTCGGGACATTGTGATTGCGGTGCTGGAGGAGCTAGGGGTCTGGGCTGAGGTTGGGAGTGAGGTGGATAGTGGTGAGGATGGACTATTTACCGATCCTGCGGTTGAATTGTCCGATGAGCAAGCTGGCCTGCTGACCCCGATCGAGACCTCTCCGCAAACTCCAGGCCTGCCTGAGACCCTAACTGTTGGAGCTTCCCCTTACACCTACGACCTTGTTGTTGCTGGGACTGTGGTGGTCCAGGGTGGGACTGTGACGAAGGTGGAGTTCTCGCGCGATGGTGGCGCGACACTGGTGGACTGTGGGGCGATCGCCGGGATGTTCCCAGCGTTGGCTGCGGATCAGATCGTTGTGACCTATACCGTTGCTCCGACAATGACCTTTATTCCGATGGGAGTGTGACATGACTACTGCTGTTGCGGTACTTCAGGCTGGTGTGCAGCTAGGGATTGCAGCCTCCGCGCTGTATACTGTTCCGACTGGTAGTGGACAGACTGTGGTCCGGCAGGCAGTGTTTACGAATGTGGACACTGTCGCACGGACTATCACGGTGTATCGGGTGGCAAGTGGCGGGGCGGCAGGCGCGGCCAATACCATTATCAAGGACAAGCGCCTGACTCCCGGACAGAGCTACGTCGCGCCGGAAGTCGCGAATATGGTGCTGAACTCTGGGGATTCTATCCAAGCCCTGGCCTCGGCCGCTACCGCTGTCACCGCGGTGCTGATGGGATACACGCTGTGAGGAATTTCTTGAGACTCGCACAGGGGATGGACACTGTGCCGGTGCTGCACGCGCTGGCCCAGCAGCCCCACTTGTGGAATGCGAATACTGTTCGGACGGCGAACCCCAGGTCCAATCATCGCACTGCTGATGATATTGTACTGCGGTATAATCCAGTCTCTGAGGGTGATGATTTTCTGGATAAGGTGTGTAGCAGGATTGAGGTCACGAACTATGTGGCTTGGGATTTGCTGCCGCAGGTTCGCCCGTTTGTGTTTGGGCTAATGAGTCGGGTAGAAGGACTGCATCTTGGCCGGGTGGTGATCTCGCGTGTGCGGCCGGGTGGAATTATCCCCCCGCACAGTGATCGTATTCTAGAGGCTGAAGCCGCATTCCCCGATCGCATTCCTCCGGTGGACTATTACAGCCGTTACCATGTGGTGCTGCAGAGCTTCCCTGGCACGATCTTCCGCTCCGGCGACGAGCAGGTCTACATGGCTACTGGTGAGGCCTGGTGGTTCGATAACAAACTCGAGCACGAGGTCGTAAACAACTCTGCTGATGATCGCATCCATCTGATCATTGACATCCACACGGGGCAGTGACATGGTTACTTACCAGTTAGAGAGTTGGGAGGACTATTACAAGGACTGCCAGGCTCTTTGGCTGGAGCATTATGAGGAAATCGCAGCAAGAAAATCTCAGCGCAAGATGCAGCCGGATGTCAGGTCGTATATGGCCGCGGAGGCTGCAGGGCAGTTGCAGATCCTGACCGCTCGTGAGAACGGTCGCATGGTTGGTTACATGCTGTTTTTTGTCAAACCCCATATGCATTACGCTGGGGTGTTGTGTGGATTTGAGGACTCGATATTTTTGGTCCAGTCTCACCGTAAAGGTTGGGTTGGGGTGAGGCTTGTGAAAGAGTCTATTAAATACCTCCAGCGCCGTGGGGTGCAGGAAGTATTTGTTATGGAGAATAAAGCTAAGGACTTGAGTAAGCTGTTCAAAGGACTTGGATTTGCGCCGAGCCATGTGCTCTGGTCTAAATGGATAGGAGGGTGACATGGGCTTGTCAGCAATCGCTGGTGCAGCGGTAATTGGAACTGTTGGATCGATCTATGGAGCGTCACAGAGTGCTGACGCCGCATCACACTCCGCGGATGTACAAGCCGCTGCCGGGCGTGAGGCCTCGGCCAATACCTACGCGATGTTTGAGCGGATGCGGAGTGACTTGGCTCCGTACCGGGCGCTGGGTATCGGACCCGCGGATCAGATACAACAGCTTACCGGGAGTTATCCCGGTGGAAATCCGCTGACCTCGTATCTGACCAAGCCGTTCACCGGACAGGACTTGGCCTCGACTCCGGGGTATCAGTTTACGCTGGATCAAGGGCTCAAAGCCACGCAGAATGCGCTCGGGGCGCAGGGACTGGGAAGCAGCGGCTCGGCGGTCAAGGCCGCGGCCCAGTACGCTCAGGGTCTCGCGGGGACAACCTACAACGATCAGTTCAAAAACACCCTCGCTCAGCAACAGCAGATCTATAATATGCTGGGTGGGCAGATCTCCACTGGCCAGAATGCCGCGGCGCAGACCGGAAACGCAGGCATGAATGCTGCGAGCACGAGTGCGGGGTTGCTGACTGGTGCGGCTGCGGCGCAGGGCGCTGGTGGAGTTGGTGTAGCGAATGCTTGGAATCAGGGCATTAGTGGTGCTACTAATAACCTGATGCAAGGTAGTGTGCTGGGTGGAATGTATAACAAAGGCGTTGGCCTTTTCGGTTAAGGAGTTAGACGATGCCTTTCGATCCGCAGACTGTCCTTGGCGGTGCTCCTGTGCAGCCCGCAAATCCGCTGGCGCTGGCGACTCAGATGATGGGGCTGCAGCAGGGCATCAACCAGAACAAGCTATTCCAGCAGCAAACCGCTGACCGCGCGGCGTATGACCAGGCGGTAAAAGCCAGCACTGTGACTGATCCGGCTACCGGGGAAACCACTGTCGATCAGAACAAGATGTTGCAGTATTTTTCTACGAATAACCTCGGCCGGTTGGCCCCGGAGTTCATGAAGAATTCTGCGGAACTCCGTGCGAAGCAGTTGGAGTACCAGAGGGGCCAACTGGAAATGGGGCTCAAGCGGGCAGATGCCACGCTGAGTGCAGTTAGCTCGGTTATGGCAATGCCAAATCCGACTCGATCAGATGTCTGGAATCAGGTTACTGCATTGCACGCATCGGGCCTGTATAACTCCAAGGAACTGGTCTCGATTCTCCAGACCATGCCCAAGGAGGAAGGTGCGCCACTGAAGGCGTGGCTGCAGAGTATCGCAGCGAGGACTGAGCAGGGCATGAAGCAGCTGCAAGCCATGCACGGTGAGAATGTGCAGACGATGGCTGGCAATCGTGTGCTGAATCAGAACTTCCCGATTATGGGGCCGCAGACTGGCCAGGCTGTTACTGCTGGCGTTGCCCCGATGGGCATGACTCCGGGTGAAGCCAATGCGATTGTTGACCGCAAGATGCCTGATGGCAGCATCCAGCAGGTGCCGCGGTTCCAGTTGCCAATGCAAGGCGCTGGAGCAATACCTGGGCCTATGACTTCTGCAGCCACCCTGCCTGATGGGACTCCTATCACTGATACTGCACTTGTTGGTCAGTCCCCCAGTCTCATGCAGGCCAAATCCATCGAGAAGGCCGCGGAGGGTTTTGCCAACTACGAGAAAGATCTGAATGAGAACGTCAACTTGGGCTACGCCCTGGCTGAGAAGTTCGACACGATGCAAGAGTATCTTAAGACCATCCGCACTGGCGGACTCCAGAACGTCCGCATGGAGTTCGCACGTGTGATGCAGGGCCTTGGGGCCTCGGATGATGTTGTGGATAAGATCGCAGGCGGGAAGCTGGGTGACACACAGGCGTATGAGAAGTTGGCTATTACCACTGCGCTGGACACTCTGACTTCTGCTCTGCAGGGTGCTGGTGGTAGCCGCGTGAGTCAGATGGAGTTTGAGGCGTTCCGCAAGGCCAATCCTAATCTTGAGACTGATCCGCGTGGTGTGGAGAAGATCATCAACTTCTCCAAGCGTCTGCTGGAAATGCGGCGAACTGAGCAGTTGGAAATGAACAAGTTCCGCGAGGCGAAAGGGGATAAGTTTGACCCTCGGGCGTGGGCGCCGGAGTGGGCAAGGATCACGGAGGCCAAGGGCTACGGCAAGGTCAATCCGGAGTTTCCAGTGACGGGAGGGGCTAAGACGCAGAGTGCAGCGTTGCCCGCGGGGCTGGAGAAAGACCTACAAGCTGGCTTGGCTAAGGCCGGCCGTGGGGCAGTGGCTAAGGTCCAGCTCGGCGACAAGACTGTCAGCTTTACCCTGCGCAATGGGGTTGTTACTCGGGTGGAGGAGTAATCATGGACTACAAAATCATCTCCATCGACGCCCCCGACTACACCCCGCTCATCAACTCCGCAGCGAAAACCCACAGAGTTGACCCGGAGCTGATCCGTGCGGTGATGCTGCAGGAGAGCGGGGGTGATCCTGGGGCTGTTGGTGCAGAGACGAAGTGGGGCCGAGCTAAGGGTCTCATGCAGATCATGCCGGAGCATGTGAAGCGGCTTGGTGTGAAAGACCCGCATAGTCCGAAGCAATCGATTAACGCTGGGGCGAAGCTGCTGCGTGAGGCGTTGGATTGGGCTGGTGGGGATCAGGAACTGGCGTTGAAGGCTTACTTCGGCGGGACGAATAAGGCCAACTGGGGAGAAAAGACTGAGGCATATCCCCGGATGGTGCTGGGGCGAATGCAGGCCCCGCCGAAGCCCCAGGCGGCGCCGGGTGAGGAAGCTGCGGCGGTGATGGGGGAGGCAGAGCCCCAGGCAGAGCCAGCGTATCAGATCTTGGGTATTGAAGTTCCGGGGGCAGGGCCTACGGCGGACTCCGCTGAGACCGCAGCAGCGCCGCCGTTGGATCTGGCGAGTGACACGGCTGTGGGGCAGCGGCCGAGGCGGTTCGCGGCGCGGGCTAAGCCGGTGGCTCCGCTGGGGCGGCCGAATTGGACTGGCTCTGCGGCATTTTCCAATGGCATGTTGTTGGGATTTGCCCCGGAGGCTGCTGGGACCATGGCAGCGGCCAAGCAATTCTTTGCAGATCCGAACAAAGTCAATCTCCCGCGAGATGACTCGGGCAACCTGCTCTCCCCCGGCGAGGTCTACTCCAACACCAAGAACCAACTCCAGGCTGATCGGAAGGACTTCCAGAAGGACAATCCCTGGACAAGCTTGGGGTTGGAGCTTGCTGGGTCGGTGGTGCCGAGCACGGCGGTTATGGGTGCGTTGGGGCGCGGTGCGGTGGCCGTGGGCGGGGCATTGGCGCGGGCGGTGCCCGGTATGGCGCCGGCAATCGCCGGGGCGGGGCGCGTGGCACAAGGCACGGCGGGCCTTACGGCAACGGGGCGGGCGGTGCCGGGCATCGGGGCGGTGGCAGCACAGTATGGCGGGGCGGTTGCCCGTGGCGCCGGGCAGGGCGCCGTAGGGTCCGCCATAACCGCCGGCCTATCCGACGAGCCCCTAGTGGACCAGATTGGCACCGGGGCGCTGGTTGGTGGTGGACTGGGGCTGTTGGGTGCTGGAGTTCGCGGAGCATACAACGCGATGCGCGGAGATATGGTTGATCCCGCTCGTGCAGCGCTTGCGGCAGTCGGGGAGAAGTACGGCCTTGTGCCCCGTGCTGCGCAGGTCTCTGGATCTTCGTTCACCGATGCAGTTGACAAAGCGGCGAATGCTCTACCGTTCACTGGGCGAGCTGCAGTCTTGAAAGATCAGCTTGGGAAATTCACTAAGGCAACAGCTAATTTGCTCGGTGTGCCCGAAGGGAAGCTTAACCAAACCACCTACGCCGCTGCGATCAATCGGTTGAAACAGGGCTTTGATAAATTTGCCAACTCCACTGATGAGATCAATCTGCGTAACATGCCGATTGAAACTATTCGTGAAGTTGATGCACTGATGAAGGGCATGGCTAAAGGCGAGCGAAAGCTTGTTGCTGGGCTGCAAAGAGAGATCACGGATAGACTCATGTCCGGACAGCCAATCTCTGGAAAAGACTTCCAGATGATGACTAATTACGGTTCGCCACTTGGTGCTGCAGCACGTTCGCGTGATCCAAATGTCAAGCTGGCTGCTGGAAAACTACGCGCAGGGCTTTTCGATGCACTGGAGAACTCAGTTGGACCAGAGAAAGCGGCAGTGGTCCGAGACCTCCGCAACAAATGGCAGATCGGACTTGCGCTTAAGGAACTGGCGAAGAAGGCCGGACCGGATGGGATTATTGATCCGACTGCGCTCATGGCTCAAGCATCAAAGATCGACAAGAACTTGATGGTGACTGGTGGTGGGGAATTGGGTGATCTGGCTAGGTACGGGCAAACGTTCTTTGAGCCTGGTGGAATGCCCAAGGATGCGGGGAGTAAATTTGTGAAAGGGGCACTTGGCCTTGGCACTGCCGCTTGGGGCGGTGGGATGCTGGGTGTGCCGATGGGCGGACTGCCTGGGGCAGTGGGACTGGCAGCGGCAACGAGAGTGATGAGCGAAATCAATCGTGCCGGAGCCCCTGGGCTCATCCGCGAGGCCCTAAGCGGCACGCCAACGGCGACCTCACGGCTGCTGAGTGGTGTGCAGGACCGGGCGCCGAGCCTTACCGCGCAGACCTTGAACATGCTCAAGGACTATTAACATGACTTTTGTGGTGGGGTTTGCAGTGGGGATTGTGTTGATTTATGTGCTGGTGTGGCTGGATATGTGAGTGGGTGAGGGATAGGACTCGTCACACCTTTTACCATAAAAGGTGGCCCCAGTCCTATTCCTGCCTCACTCCATCCCATGCTTATGCGTCGGTCTTGGAGTATACAACTGAGTCCCCGCGGACCTTTCGATAATCCCGCTCCGCTCCGCGATCTGCATGATCCGGTCGATCTTGTCTGCGGGGACTTTGGTCTGGAGGAAGTTGATAAGTCGAGATTCGTGAAGGGGCTTCTTGTCCTTGACCCAGACCTGCCACATAAAGAAGTGCATTTCCTGGATGGTCTGGGAGTCGCTCTTCCCGAGCATCTCGCGGAATATGCTTGGCATGAGAGACTCGGCGTAGAGTAGCCAGTTCTTGGCACGGCCTAGGGCCGTAGAGTCAACACAGAGTTCGCCTTGAGAGGCGGCGGCGATGGTGCAGAGCTTCAGCATCGTGCGGAGTCGGCGGGAGTTGTAATGCTGGAGTTTGCTATGCAATGGGATAGGTTCCAGCCCCGTCCTAGCCCAAGCCTGCAATTCCACCTTGGCCTCCTCCGTGAACGTGACCGGGCCATAGAGCTTGGTCATGTTCCCGAGGTCTTTAGTGAGTTCGAGCTTCAGCTCCTCACTCTCCGCGGATGTGCCGAACAGGTCGATGTCTACTGCCTCTCCGCAGTACACCATGACAAACCGCGACGTGAACCCCATTGTCCAGGCTTCCTCGGGCAACAGTGAGGCCATGAACCCAGGCTGAGTCCCTGCGAGGATGTTGAACTGTGGGTTGGTTATGTCGATCTCGGTTTTGGCATGGCGACGGGACTCACGGAATTTCGCCGGGGCGTCGTAGATGTCATTCAGGACGGAGAGGAACTCCAGGTCATGCGCGTGGATCATCACGCCGAGTTCACCGACTGGGACCTGGAGTGAATGATACTCCATCATGGTGTTGTCGGGGAGGATGACTCGGCGCTTGGCCTCGGCCAGGCGATCCACGAGTGCCGCCTTTGTCACCGCTGTCGGCGCAATCTTGAGCTGCTTGGTGGCCCACCAGAACATCTCCGTGCGGCGGATGGCCTCGCTCTTGCCCACACCCGGCGGGGCGACCAGCAGGATATACAAGTTCGGATATGTCATACCCTGCTTGGTCTCAATCCAAACCCGACGCTCCAATGCCCCTGCGACTGCGCTTATCGCGGACCAAAGCCGGAAGATCGGCGGGGATGAGACATCGTTTGTGTATAACATAAACCGCTCAATCCAGTCTCGAGCCACGACTTTCCCCCACTCATAACGGACGATCGAGACCGACCAGCCTCGTCCTCTTGTCCTGCCCCTTGTATTTTATCAGGCCGTTTGGATTGAACGGGTTACGGACTGGATGGATGGGTTTGTTTGGGTCATGGGCCGTGGCCCAGTTCCAGCCTACCTTGGCCTCACCGGGGATTATGAATTGGCGGGAGAGATGGGAGAGTGGTATCTCCATCATCTTGGTTGCCAGCGGCACGATCTCGGCCTCGTCTGCGGGGTCGTACTGGAAGGAGATAGAGTCGTGGGTTTGGGCAAGCAGCTGAGTCGTGGAGCCAAAGTGCTTCCAGTGGTTGTAGAGGGCGAGATTAGTTCGGACCGCGGTGGGGGACTGGCCTTGGAAGGCGATGGCTTCGCGAAGCGTCGCGTCGTCGTTAGGGCGCCCGAAAAATAACCTCGAGAACCCGAACGTGGTGGTGATCTCGCTGTTGCGCTGGATCTGCTCCGCAGTCCACCGATGCCATCGCGGGATGGCGGGGAAGGCGGAGAAGTAGCGCTCTTGGAATGCCGCGACAACAGCAGTGGCGACTTTTAGGTGCTTGGCCATTGTCGGGGGCTTGCCGTAGTAATTCGACCCATGCCCGCCACGCTTGGCAATGTCCCGGTAGGAGTAATGCCGGTAGAAATTCTGGTCCGCAATCGCACGGCGGCCTTTAGCATCGCGCGGCCAATCCAGCTTGGGCCACACCAGCGACGCCACCAGCGTATGCAAGTCCCCCGACTCACAAGCATCCAAGTACGTCCAGTCCCCGAATAGCATCCCGCAGATAAACCCGACTTCACGGGACTCGGCTTGTTCGAGGTCAATGACGCAAAGCTTCTTCCCAGGGTCGGCGATGAACATGGAGCGGAGGCCGGGGGCGATGTTCTGGAGATTGCTGCCGGTTCCGAATGCGGAGGTGGAGCTACTCAGGCGCCATGTCTCAGTCCCTGCGATGTTATAGCTGCTCCGCATCCGCCCGTCAGAGTCAACTTCAGTTTCCAGCACCGAGATCTGTTTCCGCACATCCCGGATGGCTAGGATGGTCGCCACGATCGGCCGGGCGTAGATGTAAAGCTCCAGCTTCTCCATCGCATCGCGATCGGTGGAGATCCGCTTGATGCCCTTTTTGAACGAGTACTGCTCAGGGAGCTTCATGCGGCCGTAGAAGAAGTCGATTAGCTGCTTGGGTGATCGCGGGTTGAGTTCCTTGTCCCATACCGCGTAGGCCATGCGCTGGAGTGTGGTGTTCAGGGCTTGGTCTTTGAGATACAGGTCGGCGAGGGTGGACCGGCGGACGGTCTCATCGACCAAGAACCCGCGCAGCATTAGCTCCAGATACGGCGCCTGCAAGGCCCGCTCGAAGTCATACGCCGGCGGGGGCTCATTCCGCAAGGTGCAGAGTTCCTCAAAGATTTCCAGTGTAAGACAGCAGTCCAGACCGTTGTAGACCTGACGCTGGGCAGGGTGGATTTGGTCTGCGATGAGTTTGTGGGTTTCGACGATGGGCATTAGGAGAGCCCCCGGAGGGTTGCTGTGCTGGACATCCTCACTCATCCTTCTTGGTTTGTTCCTTGGCCTTGGCTGAGTTCATCAGCTTCCACGCGGCCTCATTGGTGTAGATCGAGCCGAGGAAGCCGAGGCCTTTTTGGAGTTCCGGGTACATGGAGTGGTGGAGCAGCATTGTGTCGTGCAGGCAATTGGCGGGGCGCAGGCCCATGCGGAGGAGATATTGAAGGTCGTACAGGCCGTTCTGGAAGAGTTTGGGACAGGGCAAGGCCAGTAGACGTTGAACCCACTCCCACGCAGCGCGCTCGGCTGAGGCACTCGGCCAGTAGCTGTGATCCCCGTGGTACTTCCAGAATGGGATGACCAGGGCGAACTCCCGTGATGCGGCGAAGCCGACTTCGGTGATCTGTCTGGCCTTGGTCTCAATGTCCACCGCGAGTATTCTTGCGCTTGCGCCGTGCCGATTGAACCACTGCTCGATCTCATCCAGCGTGGGGTCCACCGTGACCCATCGCTGCGGTCGTCGAATCTCGGGGAATTGGCCCTCGCGGGCAGCCTTCAGCAAGTCCGCCTGGAGGATCGGCCGTTCAGCCCAGTTACGTAGGATGTAACTTGGATGGAATGTTGGAAGGATTTTGGACTGAGTGAAGTGACTCTGCGTGATGGTGCCACGGATCGCGCGGATGGAGCTGGATCCCAGCACCGCCCACGCCGCAGTGGCTCCAAGGGTGATGACGAGGTTGGGGCGGACGGTCTCAAGCTCGGTCCGCAAGCGATCCAGCTCACCTAGGAACTGCGGGCGTAGGTATTTGCCGTTAGACAACGGGGGCGCTGCGTACCCCGGCGCTAGCTCTCCCGCCTCCTTCTTCCCGACACACAGCAGCTCCAGCTTATTCGCTGGTGGCCTCAGAGCAAGAGCATTCGTCAAGAAACACTCCCGCCGGGCAATGCCAGCTTCCCGAAGCAGTCGAGTCAATTCCTGCCCAGAATACCCAACGAAAGGCATTCCAGTCAAGTCCTCCTGTTCACCCCACGCCTCCCCAACTAGTGCTATGTTGGCATTGTGGGGGCCAGTGGAGTGGGTGAACGGGAGAGATGGAGTATGTGGTAGCTCCGGGTCGATTATCATGGGACTAGACGGGAGGTGAGTTCGGGCAGGTGTCGCGAGAGCAACTCCCTGATCGCCTGGCCGTATTGCTGGGCTTCCCATTGGGCGTCACTGGCAAGACGCTTGTGTAGGAAATGCGTCATGTTGTGCAGGTCCTGCTTCCACAGCCAGATGGTGTAGTGGTTCAGATGCAGGGCCAGCCGGGCCAACTCATTGGGTATCCCCTGCGCGATCGCCGTGAGGTATAGTCCATAGCTCTGCTTGCAGTCCTTATTCAGTTCCCCACAGAACCACTCCGCGTTTGGGTTCACCCCTTCCGCTCGCCCCTGCTTGACATTCGCCGCGCTCAGTCCCACCTTCGCAGGATCGGGGATATACCAATCATCAGGCAGCGGAACGTATCGGCCGGAAATCTCGTTGATACTAGTAGTCCGGTGCCTCACAAATTGCCGGGCTACGAAGATAGGAAGCTTCATAACCATCCAGCACTCCACCATCTCAAACGGAGTGGTGTGCTGGTGGGTGGCCAGGTAGGCCGTGAGCTTGGAGTCGAGTTCCGGATCGCGAGACTCGTCGAGTGCACCAAAGCTCATCCTCGCGCTTTTCGCCGGGTCGTGGTCGTGGGCGTCAAACTGGGCCTCAGGGCGCCGGATCGGCCCCGCGAGGTTCCGCAGTTCCACATACCCGTGGTCGAGCACGGGGATTCTCATGGCTTAGCCTGTGCGACGAGTCGCTTGCCAAAGAACTCCACCTTCTCCGCGTCGTACAGCGTGGTGTTGCCGGGCTTGCCCCGGCCTTGGCGCTGTGCGGCGAGCCGCCAGATCGCCTTGAATGCGTTGCCTTCAGCGAAGTTCATACCAAGGGCCTCGATAATGTCGTTGCATTCGACGGTGTAGGGTGGAGTGGAGAGCGTGGTAGGCTTGGTGATCTGGATGGTGTAGTAGGGGGAGGAGCCTCCGGTCAGAGGCCGCTCCTCTTGGGCCTTGGCCCACTCCTGCGGACTCACTTCACCCTCCTCAGCGCTCGGAACTGCTTCAGCGCAGAGCACGCATTCCCGTGATGCTCCTCATCCTTCTCCAGCCCCAACACATAGTTCGCGTTCAGGGACTCCGCCGCGCGGATCGCGCTGCCGCTACCGCAGGTCGGGTCCAGCAGCTTAGTGTTCTCATCAACAAACATGGTGAAGAAATGACGAAGCATAGGCTCGGGCTTGGTGCTGGCGTGGTAGAGCCGGTCTGTCGGTGCGGAATAGGCATTGCTTACTGCCTTGATAATCTTCCGGTCCTCCCGTGCCGCGATAAACGCAGTCTCGTAGATCTGCCGCGGACCACGCTGGGAGTCAGGCAAGATCCCGATGTTATCAGACTTGTGCCAGACCAGCGGGATGGGGTTGAAGTCTAGTGACGGAGCGAGCTGGCGGAACGCCTCCAGAGTCTCCCGGTAGTACTTCATGCTGAACCAGAACATCAGGTGCGCGGACTGCGCCATGAATTTGTCCAGGTTTTCGCAAAAAGCCCGGATGAGATGCCAGTAGATTTCCGGCGAGTCATCGTAGGACTCACGAGACTCCCGCCCGCTCTGCTTCCCACCGAACACGTTGATGCCGTAGGGGAAGTCGCAGTGGACGAAGTTGAATTTCGGGCCGGAGTAGGTCTGAAGCCAGGTGGTGAACTCCACATGCTGGATGGAGTCCAGCAGGTTAAGATTCTGCTGGATGGACGGGATGTTGGGCAGGGGTGCAGGAGTGGCCACACCAGGGATGCTGGGGTCCAGTATCGGGGCTTTGGCCTCGGGCTTGGCTTCGAAGATCATAGTCCCCGCGGTGACGATCTCACTCAGCGCATCCCCGGCGATCCGCTCCGCGCGGCGGGAGAGGACGTTGATTGCTGCAGCGAGGCCCTGAGCGTTGGCGATGAATGGCTTGTCGATTTCGCGAGCAACGGCAAGGCAGTTGCTGACGTGGGCAGGGGATACGCCAATGGCTTCCGCGGTCTTTTCCTGCGACCACTTCTCCGGGTCATTCGCGGAGTACAGCTTATGCAGCCGCTCAATCGCAACCACGCTGTCTTTCCAGTTCAGATCCATCCGCTTGGAGTTTTCCTCCAATTCGATGATCTGAAGCTGGGTGGGGGTGAGTTCGTCAGCGAAGCGGACAGGGATGTCGGGAAGGCCGAGTTCTACACTGGCTGTATACCTGCGTTCCCCAGCAACCAGCACCATTTCCCGTGTGACGATGATCGGGTGCAGGACGCCAAGGCGCGCGATGGAGTCCTTGATACCATCGGTGGAAATTAGTCGGCGCTGGCGCAGCTCCCGCTCAACTTTGATCTCACCCAGCGGAACACGCTTGTATTTATTGGTCAGCATATCCATCCCCCATAGAGAGTTGGAGGGGGCGCAATGCCCCCTCCGTTTGGTCTCACGCAGCGCCGGCTTCGCCGACAGCCTTGGCAACGTCGTTGAACGTGTCCACGCCGTCCTTGCTCATCCGCTGGGTCACAGCGAGGATGACCGAAGCCTGGACGACATCGGGGATGCACTCGCCGAGTGCCCGGCCAGACGTATCCACGCCACAGGACTTGATGAATTCCACCACACGCCACTCAGCGTCCTGGGTGAGATAGAACGTGACGTTGAGTTCCTTCTTGGACAGGTCAATGCCTTCCAAGTCCGCCTCGTCCACATCATCCTGCGCGGAGTGGATCTTGCAGGTGTACTTGACGTAAGGAGTCTGCTTCTGAGTGGACTCACCGTAGGTGAACGCGGTCACAATGCCGTTGTAGGTGCCTGCCGGAAGGGGCTTGGGCTTCTTCACATCGTCAACGCGCTTGGAGAGGAGTCCTTTGAAATCAACAGCCATGATTGGGTCCTTTGGGGTTGTGCTCGGCAAGCCCGAGCCTGGAATGGGGGCGGGACGGCCCCCACTCGGGGCTAGGGCCTGAGGCGCGGGGTGGGAGTGGGTGCGTAGGGGTTAAATGCTGGTGGAGTTGCCGGGGTAGAGACCTGGCCTACAAGCTGGTCTTGCATGTCTGTCATCTGTGCCACAAGATGATCCACTCTCGCGCAAAGACAATCCAAATGCTGGTCGATGCTGGGGATTAGGCCAGGGCAATCCGCTGGCTCCATCGGGGTCATCGGTGAGATATGTGGTAATCCGGCGAGGTTGATAATCGTATTGACACGCTCCACTATTTGCGCCATATGTCTGTCTAGGAGGTCAAGCTGCTTGGCAATGCGCCCTAACCGACCGGAGGTTTCCATGTGCCACTCCTTAATTGATGACCGGGGGGTTGATCTGCGGGATTGCGTTGAAATTGCCCTCATACTGGGTCTTGAGTCGGGCAAAGATCTCCGCCATCTGCATAAGCAGTACCGGCGAGATAGTCAGCGCAACGCACCAATCCACCGTCGGTGGAGTTGCGATGTTTCCGTCCTCCGTCATCGTTACGCCAATCCGGCCAAACGAGAGCATGATCTCGTCCGGGCGAAGTAGCGCGGCCATTGTGGAGACGTGAAGCGGGGCGATGGTGGGGGAGTCAGAGTCGGTCATAGGGGGCTCCTAATCGTGGAAGATTTCACAAAGCTGAGTCCGGAGTGCATCTGACTCCTCTTTGTATCGAGAACGCATCAGCATAAGCAGGTCCAGAGTCTGGCCTGCAGGCACGTCAATCTGGACATTTGTGTCGTACTGGGAGTCGTCGTTGACCGTAATAGCTAACTCGCTTGAGAGCTTCTGTTCTTGCAGAAGCTCTATAGTTTTGAGTGCTTCATTGACGTGAATCAGTCGATTTAGTGCTACTTGTGCTTGCGCTAGGTCCATCTCACCCTCCCTTCCTGATGGCCTGGAAGTAATCCGCGAGGCCGGTTTCGAGTGGATACTTTGCGGCGACTTGCAGCGGCGCGGAGTTCTTCGCGTTGACGATCTGCCCACCGATGTTCTGGCCGCTGGTATAGATCATGTGCTTTGCCCCGCTGCCGGAACCCTCCGTCTTGGCAATGAGCATGGAGTTGAACCAGCGCGGGATGTGCGGGGACAGAGCGCGGCCAATTGCGGAGGGATAGCCTTGGCCAGTGGAGCTTTGTTCCTCTGCGCCGGGCTTGCCCCCGGACTCAGTGACGAAGGTGATGTGGGACAGGACGATAACATTCGTGTTGAAGTTCACATCATACAGTAACTGTAGCAAGTCCCGGATCATGTTCTGCGCAGCGCCGATGTCCCGACGGGCTTCGTTGGAAGTCCGTGTGGAGTTAAGCGCTGCGTTCAGGAACAAGTGGTAGTTGGTCGCGGCGGTGGCAAGCATGGAAAGGGAGTCGATCACGAGGATACACTCTGGTCCCCACTCCGTTGGCTTGCCAAGGTCATAGGGCTCATCCCCGCCCACCTTCCAATGCGTCAGCAACTCGGTCATCTTGCGCCAGACGGTGGCTTTGGCTGGAGTCAACCGTCCGTTGATGTTTTTCATCGGGTCGGTTAGGGTCTCGAAGTGGACGTTCTCAGCGCACTTGGGGTTGGCTTGGACGTAGCGCGATCGCGGGTCGGTGAGGTAGCTTTTCAGCACATCCAGCCCGTTGTCCAGGTCCAATATCCTGAGCTTGTACCCTGCGGCGGCTAGAGACGCAAGGGAGCCGGATTTGCCGGCTCCTGAGTCTCCAATGAGCAACAGCTTCGTGATGTTGGTGGATTGGTGTTTGAGCAGTGAGGGCATTGGTCAGCACCGGGAGTAGTGGCAGGAATGGCAGGTCTCGCAGCCCGACTCGTGGACCAAGGTGTGCTGGTGGCATTTGGGGCATTGGCCCAAGGGCGAGGCCGAGGCTGGCGCCGCTGCGGGGGTTTCCTTTGCAAAATGCTGCTCCACGGTCTGCCCGATCAGTGCAGGGAGGCTTACCACATACTTCCCGTCAATCCAGTTCCCACCCTTCGGGTCGTAGATTTCCTGGAGTTCCTTCGCAACAAACTCCACGTTCCCGCCCCGGCGATACACAGCAGAGATCATGCGGGTGAGGGCTTGAGTCCAGGCTTGGTGGGATATGTCTTTGGACTGGAGGAAGATCTCAAAGGGGGAGCCAGCGGAGGAGTTGATGGTGAGGTAGATCGCAGTCTCACCCCAGCGGAGTTTGTAGGTCGCGCCGGAGAGGACGGAGGGGCGAGCGCGAGGCTCGTCGGTGAGGGTGGCGTTGGGAGGCCAGGCAGAGTTGAGTTCCTGCCGGTTAATCTCCATACGGCGCTGACCTTCAGCAAGCCGTTGATAAAACATGGTCTGTCTGATCACGTCATACTGAGCTTCGGTCAGCTTGACTTGAGTATTGACCGGGGGATTATCAGCTCTGTTCATTTCCTCCGACACTTTCTCACCATCGAGCAAGACCTGCAAAGCTTCGGCTGGGATATGGACTTTGACTTCGGGCTTTACTTCCAGCACACTTCCAGTTACATCGTTTGGGCGGTAAGTAGTACACCCTTTGCACCCCAGCGCATACGCGACCTTGTAAACTTCCTGGAAGTCCTCGAAGCTGATTTCCTCCGACAGGTTCACAGTCTTACTAATCGCACTGTCCACGAACCTCTGAGCGATGGCTTGCATGGTCAGGTGGTCCAGCGGGGTGAGGTGGGATATGTCAGTGACCAAGGGCTCTGGCCCTGCATGGTCCTCGTGCTTGGCTACCGCCCAGTCCTTGACTTCCTCCGTGCGGTGCGTGCCATCTGACTGGAGGATTTTGCGTGTGTAGCGTGGGGCGAAGATCGGCTCGATGCCGGAGGACACGTTGCCAGCGAGCAGAGAGATCGTGCCAGTCGGGGCGATGGAAGTGAGATGGGAGTTGCGGATGCCGTGGCGGGCGATGGCCTGCTGGATACCCCCAGGAAGCTTCTGGATGAATGGGGACTCCAAGTATTCCGGAGTGTAGAGCGGAAAGGCACCTTTCTCTTCTGCCAGTTCTGTACTGGTCTTGTACGCTTCTACACTGATATGATCCATGATCGCACGAAGCATTTCCTGCGCACCCACTGAGCCATAGCGTAGCCCCATAACCGCTAGCATCGAACCCAGACCAGTAATCCCCAACCCGATCCGGCGCTTGGCTTTGGCCTCGCGTTCTTGGGCCTCCAACGCGAACTTGCTCACATCCACTACATTGTCCATCATGCGAACTGCAAGAGAGACAACACTAGAGAGCTTTTGATAGTTGATACCAGTCCCGCAAGGCTCCAGCATCTGCGTGAGGTTCACGCTCCCCAGCAAGCACGCGCCGTAGGGCGGGAGGGGCTGCTCACCGCAGTTATGCACATACATACCGTTGGCATCGAAAGCATTGATGCCAGGGATCTGGCAGTCGTACACATCGGCAAACCCAGCTGAGACAGTGAAACTGATTTCCGCTGTCTGCCCTTTAGGGTCATTCGCACCGTGTGAGTGGATGACAACTTCGTCCCCTTGCTTCAAGTCTCTGACCGTTTTCCATTCCTCAAAACCCTTGGTAGAGGACATGATCTTGTGATCAGCAGTAGCAGTTAGGGTGTAGCCCTGCTTGGTGTGGATGGTGTAAGTGGGTTTGACCCCCATCCAGAAAAATCCATCAGGTCCACTGGGGTACTTCACCCCATGCACAAGTGCGATGAATGGCTTGCCAAGCAACTGGTGGACCTGCTGGCGCCCCTCACTGGTCATCACCCAAGTATCACTAGTGACACACGGATTCGTGCTGTAGATTTGCTCGCAGTATTTCAGGTTGTTCTGGCCATTGATCCGGTCGATGAAAATGACTCCGGGGTCGGCCGAGGCGTAGGTGTTGCGCATGATTTCAGCCCACAAGTCTTGGGCTGCTACCGTGCGGAACACCCGGCCATTGAATACCAAGTCCCACTGTGCCCCAGCTTCCACAGCCTGCATGAACGCATCCGTGCACAGCACCGACAGGTTGAACATGCTGAGGCGGCGGGGGTTGCGCGTGATGTCCCGCTTGGCGGTGATGAAGTCCAGCACGTCGGGGTGGTCGCAGCGCATCGTCGCCATCATGGCACCACGGCGGGCACCGGCCGCGAGCAAGGTCCGGCACATGGCGTCCCATACATCCATAAAGGACAACGGGCCGGAGGCGTCCGCCGCCACGCCAACGACCGGCGCACCCTTCGGCCGGATGGTCGAAAAATCATACCCGATCCCGCCGCCCTGCTGCATTGTCAGCGCGGCCTCACGGAGGGCTGAGAAAATCCCGTCCATTGAGTCCGGGATCTGGCCCATGACGAAGCAGTTCCCGGTGAACACACCACCAGACAGAGTGAAAGCACCTTCACCCTGGACTTCAGGACAGTAAACCGGCGCAGCTTCGCTGGGTTCAATCTTGGCCACTTTCCAGTGGACCGATTTGGACATGGCAACAAAATGCAGCCGATCGGATCGAGGGCCATACGCTGTAGCTAGCGATGGATCAAGCCGATGTCCACTCACAACCCAACCACCGAGCGGTGCATACATAAGCACCCACTCAATTGCCGAAGCATTCTGACTTGTCAGCATGGTCGTACCGTCACGCTTGCAGACATGTCCATCGGCTGCAAGCCATCCGTCAATGAAGCCGGCATAATAATCATCGTGCAGCCCTTCAGGTGGGACCGCTTTCAGATTCAGCTCAGTCTCAAACGTGAACTGTGGCATTCCATGCCGTGACGGACAGTCATAGCGCTTCGCGCCGATCTCCGCAAACAGCTCTGCGTATTCCTGCTTGCGTGTATTGCAGAGAACAATTGTAAAAAGCTTCTTTGTTGCACTTGCTAGACGAGTGCCATCGCCGAACACAAGTCCATGCCGCATTCCGTTGCGGTAGGTTTCGGATGACTTGTCTGCTTTGGCATAGCAACGAGAGATAGTCTGGCCGACACGGAGCTGAGTCGTTTCTTGGCCGTCGGGCAAAATCCAGCGATGGTTCGGCGTAGCGTAAATTTCATGCTGGATGTTGGAACGAAGCTTTGTGTAGCCATTTTTGAAATTGTTCACACGTGCAGGAACAAGAGTGATTTTGTTAAGTGGCTGGACACCATGCGCGTGGATATGGGCAGTTGACCAGCCAGTCTTGCCGAGTGTCGTTACGGTTTGCCCTGCAAGAGACTCGAGCGTGGCAAGGCCAAACTCCTTTGTGTAGAATTTGGTGTCACCACGGAAGCAGTTGAAAAGGGTGACGTTCCGTTCCCCAGTCCCCGCTCCGGCGATGATCCGGCCGGCGGGCAGGAACGCCCAATTCTGCAAGGCGGAAAAGAACCGCTCTTCCCACTGCTGGCGCTGATCAGGAGCTTCAGCTTGGGCCAGCGCTCGGGCGATGCGACGCTGGGTGCCCTCTTGGGACTGGTCGATCGGCGTGCCGTCGGGGTGCTTGAGTCGGTATTTTTCATTCCAGATTTGGTCAGAGATTTTGTGGCCGGGGGTCATGGGTGTGCGGGCTCCTTTGGGTTAAGGCGAAATTCAATACCAGCGATTGTCACTGTCTCAGCTATCGGGTCATAGTACCATCCACATGATGGGTTGATGAAGCATAGTCGCCGGAACTCACACCACGTTTCCATCGGCAGGACTATGTAGAGTGGTTTCGGGAGTTGAAGCATGAGAAGGCGCTGGTGCAGGAACGCTACAGCAACGTCGATGTTGCGTCGGCGCTCTACTGCGTCGTAAGTTTCTCGCCAGCTCATATGTCCCCGCGGACCTGGAGGGGGTCCCAAGTCCGCCTCACAAACTCTCGCCTCAGCCATTCGTCGCGGACGCTGGGGGTTTTGCTGCAGATCCCGCGAAATTGGCAGCCACCATAGTTCCCGCAGGCCTTGTCGTTCATGGGCCAGTAGCCCGCCGCGGCGTAGGACTCGGCTTGGTCCATGTATATCGTGATGTCGCGATACCACTCGTGGAGCTGAGCGTCGGACCGGCGGACCATCTCGCGCTGGAACTGGGATGAGTTCACAAGGACCTGTGCCGCATCCACAATCAGTCCCTTGACTTCAAAGTGGAACGCCACTTTTCCGGCGAAAGTGTACCCGGAGAACTGGTTGTCTGGCGAGAACTTTGAGAAGTAAGACTCGTTCAACTGCCCGCGGGTGGTCTTGCGGTCGAGGACCCAGATTGAGTCCTGGAACTTGCCCAGCCGGTCCATGTGGCCGCACCAGAGCCGGGACTCCCCGGAAGATGTCGGGTGGTGAATGTCAATGCGGAAGGACAGCTCAACGGCGGGCTTGCCGTTAGCGAGGATCACCGTTTCCACTGGGTCGTCGCGGAAGTGCTCGAGATACCACAGGACTGTGCGGACCAGGGTGAAGCGGTTCTTGTAGTTGTCATCGCTGATCCATGGCCTGCCACGGGCGGAGTCCCAGGTGGCGATGAGGAGCCAGTGGAGGGCTTTCCTAGTGGCCTCTGCATGGTCATCCCCGTTGGCCTTTGCGTGGTCGTAACGCTCTAGCGCCGCGTGGTACAAGCCGCCGAACGTGAGATGGACTGACTCATGCCGCGGGGCGTAGCCGCGGATGATGGAAAGCTCGTACTTCCGGGGGCACTCCTTGAGGAGCCCCATTGAGGTGGAGTCCCACGCGAGCTGGTGGTTGGGGAGGATGCTGGAGAAGGAGGAGTTGCCGGTAGCGCCCCAGCGGGCGGGGTCCGCGCTCATCCTACTACATCCTTCAATGGCTGATGTACGGGAAGACCAGCAGCAGTTGTAATGCGGATCATGTGAGCTGTGCCAGTTCCACCGGGAAATGCAATGACTCGCGTGACTGGGTACAGATCCAGCATGACCTGATTGCGTATCAGACCTGCTTTGAACCCGTATTTCTTCCAGTCCGCAGGCACTGCCGCATAGTCAATCCCACGGGAGATAGCCCAGCTACCAGCCAAGGTATCCGCGCCGCGAGCTGCCCCGTGGATAAGTTTGTCGGGGATGCCGAGCAGTGTGACGTAGTTGTCGAGGCATTGCTCGAGCTGGGCTTGGTCGGTGAAATCTCGTCCACCGCAGACAAGCCAGGTTTCTGTTCCTGTCACAGCCCCAGCTCCTTGAGGAAGTCCTCCGGGGACTTGCCGCCGAGTTCCGCCTTGGCCAGCGGGGCTTTGGCAGTGCGCTTGGCGGGGGCTTTCTCTGGCATGGCCAGGAACTTGGCCCGCTGGGCACGCAGGGTCTCGATGATGCGATCGAGGTCCTGGGACTGGAGGTCCAAGGGGTCTTTGGAGAAGAGTTCTTCGAGGGAGGATGGGTCGGCTGAGGCGAGGGGGCTGGTCATTGGGTGGGGCTCCGTGGTTAGATGTCAATGCTCTTGGGTGCTGGAGGCTGTGCCCCCCGAGCTTTCTCCTCGATCTGTCTCCGATAACTCCTCACCATCGTCCGAATGGCCTTGCTGATCCCCACCTTATCTCCGAATACTTCCTTGATCCAGTTCCAGTCATCCTCGTATATGATGATGTGCTTTCGGAGCAGCTTCTCATCATCGTCATTTTTTGCCATTGGGTTTCTCCTTAGCGTTGATAATCCAGAGTTCCTCCTCTGGGTTGTACGGGGATCGGCGGAATTGGAGGTTGGCCAGTGCCGGATCGCCGGACTCCTTGACCGCCTTGTAAAATCTCGCGATCATGGCTTCCGGCTTTCCGTAAATCCTCACCACCAACCCGACCTGGTTGCCCCGAGCTTGGTAGAGGAGTTCCAGGTCGGATTGGAGTGTGGACATCAGGGTGAGACCCTAGACTCAGGCCGCGGCCAGGTCGAGCGTGTCGATGGCGAGGGACTTCGCTGCGTTGATACGCTCGCGGGCCAGCTCGCGGATCTGGGGGTTCTTCTCCAGGATCGCCGCAACAACCTCGCCGACCTTTTCCTTCGGGAGGGACTTGGGGTCCTGGCCCTTCGCTCGCATCACCTCGAACAGCTTGTTCCGGGCAATGCTCATCGCCTCACGCTCGACCGGATCGACACGCGGAGCGGCAGTCCGGCGGCCGGCGAACTCATAATCCTCAGCGTAGGCAGCGAAATCCGCAATGAACTGAGCGGTCTGCTCGGCGGTCAGCTCGCCCGACTCGTCCTTGACCTTCTTGATGCGCGCGGCGAAGTTGTTGCGCAGGTTCTCGTGGAAGGTCTGGTTCAGGGCCATGGCTTCGCCCGCGGACATAACATGGCCTTCGGTGTAACGGTCGGGCGCCTGAAAGGTAATGCCCTGAATGGTAAGGTCCGACATGGTATTCTCCGTGGATGGTGCCGCACACATCGCGCGGCGGTTGGTGACGGTGTGATTATGACCGGACGGCCGGTGTTGTGCAACAAGGGGTTTGCGTTGTCGGTGCTACGTCCCACCTTTTACGCTAAAAGGTGGGACGAGCCCTGAGGGATAATCGTGGCTCACAGGCCGAGGGAGGTGAGGAAGTCCTGTGGATCGAAGGTGCTGGGTTTGGCTGGGGTCTCGGAGTAGGACCAGGAGAACAAGGTACGAAACTCATGTTCCGGGTCCGCGGTAATGTCATAGAATACTTGCTCTATCCCATCTTCTATCTTAGCATGATGATAGGAATACTCATTGAACGCCACCGGCAGCATGACACTGCACAAATACCCATCCTCCTGTATCTGGACTTGGACTCGTGGCATAGCACACAAGGGCTTGCCGTGGGCGACCAGCGCTGGGACTCCGCCAATCCGCGGACGGTCGGGGTGGAATAGGTTCATGGTACGCTCCTCACTGAAAATCTTCCAGCCTCGCATTAACCAGCACACTTTTAGTCCGCGTTTCCAGCACATATAACAAATTCAGCTCCTGCTCCAGCGCACTCCCCCCGTGGGCTCGGGCTTTGGGACTGGGGATGCGGAAGGGGTCGAGGTGCAGGACAAGGTCCCACTCCAAGCCCTTAGCCCGATGCCCGGTACTCAGCGTCACCTTGCCCACTTCCCGAGCGAACAGCTCGGTCAGGGCCTCTCGTAGCTCCCTCGCAGATGCAACCTTGCCACTTTCCAGCACCGCAAGCAGACACTGGGCACGGTCAAGGATGGACTCCGCTTTGGCCTCACGGTTGTTGGCCAAGGCGACAGCGATTTCCCCTTGTGCCCAGTCGTTAATCTTGTCACTGCACTCCTCTGCTAGGGTGTCGTTGTCGGGCAAGATTTTCTTACTCAGCGCTATCAGCCCCTTCCCGATGTCCCGGCCGAGAAACACCACTGAGACTCGCTGGCGGATGAGCTTGAACGCGAGACTTAGCAACGGGGCGTTGTTACGGCAGAGGACGGCGGGGTGACCGTGGGGCGGGATCAGGGTCTCGATGTCTTTCCAAGTCCAATCTAGCAGGCTGATAACTCGCCCCTTGGGGTTCGTCCCGTATGCCTGGAACCCCGGTGCGTGGTCCTGCATCCGTTCTACAATCACTTCCGGGCAGCGGAACGTCGTGGCCAGCGGTAGTTCCTGCCACCCTGCTCTCAGGGCCTTGATCTTGGCCATGCTAGAGGAGTCCGTCCCGCGGAACGCATAGATAGCTTGCTTGGGGTCACCGACGACAATGAGCCTCCCGCTTGCAGCCTTCCGCAGCTGCACATGGTTGACCGGGCTCAGGTCCTGGGCTTCGTCCACCATGACCAGCGGGTAGCGGTCGAACACCCCGCCGAACAGGGCAGACATGTAGATCTGGTCGTCGAAGGAGATCAGACCGGCGTATGACTGACGGATGGACTCCAGCAACACCGCGCGGGCCAGAGATAGCAACTCCGGGGTGGACTCGATCCAGAGTTCATCGCAGAGTTCTTGCCAGGAGTCTGGGTTATCCGGCATCAACCCACGGCCGGGGGTGGACTCCGGGACCAGCCCACGGGACATGGCACGGGACACGAGCACGCGAGCATCGTTCCAGAGTTCTCTGGAGTCCTCCCGCTCTTTGATCTGGGCGGAGATGATGTCACCGAGCTTGTTTGACTCCAAGGTGAGCTTGCGGCCTACGGCAGATGCCCAGGCCCGATGGCCGAGGCCGTTCAACGTGAGGCAGGTGAAGTGCTTGGGGAACTTCTTCTCAAACTCCTTTTTGTTTTTCGCGTTGAAGGCCAAGATCAGGGATCGCTTTGGGGGCAGCGCTCGGGCGATCAGCTCTAGCGTAGTGGTCTTGCTGCAGCCCGCGTAAGCGGTGATCATGAGGTTGACCGGGGATGAGACTGCCGCATCGACAATGGCGGATTGCTCAGGAGTTGGGGTGAAACTCATGCCCCTACTCCACCGTCACAATGACCTGGGGCAGGCCCTTGAGGGGGTCGAAACCCAGCACGGCGGTATAGGCTCTGCCGCTGGCGAGAGTCCTTGCCATCGCTTGGCTGTGCGTTCGCGCGACGTAGCCGAGGTGAATAGGCTCCTGCTCCAGCTCCGAGCGCTCCATGCCGTAGTTCAACAACGGGATCTCGAGCTCCTGCCAGTGTTCCTCGGTCAATTCCGCATGGTCCAGCAGGACCTTTACCGCGAACTCATCGTATGGGTTCTCCGGCTCGGGCTCGAGGATGAGCTGCTGCCCCGCAGGCAGCAACGCCATGATGGCCTTGGCCGGAGGACGGAAGTGCATTCCAACGCAAGGGACAGTGATGGTGGGCATGTTAGTTGTCCTTCTCAATGGAGAGGTATAGGAGACAGCGTTTTGTGATGTAAGTGTAGAGAGTGCCAGCTTTGGTATGGGAGGCAATTTGCAGAAATTCATCACTACTCCGCAACTGATTATCAATCTCAGCTACTGGACTTGTGACTCGCAGGAGAGCCTGCTGATCTTCCACGCCTTCCAGGCGATACAGTAGTGTTGCTTCGGGCATGGGTCAGGTCTCCTGAGTCTTAACTACGATGTTGCGCTTCACACTGGGCACTCTTACCACCGGGACTTCCATCCAGCTGTGCCAGCGTTGGCGGGCGATGCCTGCTTTTCGTTCAACCAGCTTCTCCTCTACGTTCAGCCTGTCCGCTAGGGCCTCTGCGTCCTCCCGCGAGACGCAGGCGCAATGCGGAGTGCTGTTGCAGAGCACCAGCCAGATGGTATTACGGGTTGCCATGAGGGACTCCAGTTGTAATGCCGGCTTCTTGGAATAGTGCCTGGGCTCGGGCCACATCCTCTCGCCAACGCTCGGCGTATTCCACAGGCAGCGGCGCGATGACATGGCGGATTGTCCCCGCTGCTACAATGTCCACTGCGCAGCGAATACATGGAAAATGTGTGGAGTACAGGTACACCGGGGCGAAGCCAGCGTTGCTGATCGCGTTCACCTCCGCGTGACGGACCAGCGCATACTTGACCTGCCGCTCGGCGAGGCGCTCGGGGGAGTCTGCGATGCCCGGCGGGAAGCCGTTGTAGCCGAATGCGACGAGGTTCCGCGTCTGCCCGACTACCACCGCGCCGACTTGAGTGCTTGGGTCTTTAGACCAGTTCGCGCAATGGTGGGCGAGGGCAAGGAAGCGGGCTTGCCAGATGGGGGAGTGGGGAGAGGGCATGGATGGGGCTCCTTATGCTGCAGCGAAGTCACGCATGATGACACCGGAGGTATCCCCGGCAACCAGTTCTGCGCAGGTGGAGTGCTGGGGGTCAGTCCAGGCGGGACATGAGCTATCCCAATCTGTCTCATCCCCGCCCCTTGCCTGGGCTAAGGCTCTGGCCTGCTCCTCGCTCTCTGCCGCAACAATAAAGCCAAAAGCCTTATCATACCTCGGGAACCAAAGCGGGTCGTCGTGGATCGGCCGAAGGATGTAGAGTTTCATTTGTGGGGCTCCATTCATGTCATACATCATCACCAAGTCCTCGTTGTCCTTTTGGCTCTGCCCAGACTTTCATGACATTTGCCATAGCTTCCTCCACTGTTTCTCCCAAAGCAACTAGGCCTGGGAGTTCTGCGGCACGGGCACAGAACCAGTTAGTATCACCATACTGCTCAATTGTGATTGTTAGGTATGGGTGCCAGTCCTATTTGCCCATGTCACCCCTCCGGCTTGGCGAAGGGGGACGCGGCGAGCATGGCGTCGCAGATGGCTTCAAGGGCAGCCCTGTCGAGTCCCACCATGACTTCTTCCGTCGCCTTCACCATCTCCATCGTCGCCACCTTCGGCACGACCACGCAGCCGGCGGCCTCGATGGCGGCGATGGCTCCTTCCGCGGCAGCGCGGGCCGATGCTCGTTCCGCTTCGGATACGTCTTCCCACGGCGTGTCATCCGGCCGGTGCCACTCCGCAGCATGCGCCGCCTTCGCCATCGCCTCGACCAGCGCCTCGCGCGTGTCAGGCATGGGGGTGCTCCTTCGGCATGGGGGCAAACAGGCAGTCTCCGGCATCCGCAAGGAACTGCCGCAGGGACACTTGCCAGTACGGCTCGCGCCACGTCACCAAGCCGAAATCGCCGCCGGCATCCATGAAGCATTGATAGCCGTCCGGCCGATCTTCGGGCGGCATCCACCGATCACGCATCCTCGCCTCTCTTCTTGGCCGGCGCGTGCTCGCCATCCAGCCAGCGCCGCACCGCTGCCACCACGGCGGCGGGGTCGGTCACGAGTCCATCGCCAAACCAATATCCGTCCGAGTCTATGTTCACGACGATATAAAGGTCTGACCGCTCCAATCTCCACTCAACTACAAAGTGGACGAAATAAAGATCAGAATGCTTCAACGTCGGCCCCGGCAACCCCGCTGCTGCCGCGGCTTCCAGCAGCCTCCGTGCGTTGGCGGTAGCGTCCGCGGCTCGCGCGAGGCGGGCGAGGGCGGCGGGGAGCCAGTCGGGGGTGTCAGCCATTGGCCAACCTCGCTTGACGCTGAATGCTGTCGAGCATGTCTTGCACGCGCGGCGCGACGAACCGCCAGTCCACAGCCGGGCGCTTAAACCCCGGCGGGTGAAACAGCGGGGCGCCGAGTGCGGCGTCATCGACGTAGAGTTGGGCGTAGGCCTTGGGCGACTGCGACCAGTCCGCTTGGCCGGGGTTCTGGTTCACGCCCCACAGCAGAATGCCGTTCTCACGCAGGTAGCCGACTGCATCGTCCAGCGTCGGGCCGGAGCGCATGGTCCACAGGATCAGCCGGCAGCCCTGTTTCTGCCACGACGCCATGCACTCGATGGCGAGCGGGTTTGGTGCACCGATCCGGGGGTAATCGTGATCAACGATGGTTCCGTCGAAGTCTACGGCGATAATCATGGTGGGTTTCCTCTGGTCGGGGGTGTCAGCCATTGGCGGGCTCCTTGGTCCAGCCGAGCCGTTCGGCGACGACGGGGAAGCGGTCGCAGATCCAGTCGCGCTCGCTGGCGATAAAATCGCCATCGACGAGCCACGGCCAAGAGTCTGTGATGGGCACGCAGAGCTCGTCGTAGAACGCTTGCGCCGCCGCTGAGCACTCCGGGTGCAGGTGGTAGCTGTAGAAGTCTCCCTCCCAGACGCCGCGGCGATATTCGGCGGCGCTGCCAAGCTCGATCCGCTTGCCGCATTCCTCGCAGCGGTGCGGCTTGCGGGTGCGCACGGTGGTGTGGACGCTGTGGAAGTCAGCCATTGCCACCTCCCTTCGCGTCGTGCTCGGCGAGGGCGGCGCAGGCATGCCAGCGCGCAGTCTTTGCCTCGACCAAAGCATCCGTCGCTTTCTTGAGCGTGGCTTGGTCGGCTTGGCTGACAAGGACCGTCGCCAGTGAATTATGCGCCCAATGCTCTCCCATTGTCGTCTCGACGACGGCCACCGCCAGCGCAGCGCGGGCCGGGGCGGGCGTGGCAAGGGCGGCGATCGCGACCTCGGCTACTTCGCCAAGTAGGGTCGGCAAGCGTTCTGACGCATCACGGGTCACGATGCCGAGCCTGATCTTCTCCAGCGCCGCCCGTAGCCTCGCCGCGTCAGCCTCCGCGGCCTCTACCTGCGCCCGCAGCCGCTCGACCTCGGCGACGAGCGCGGGAATGTCGCTGCGGGCGTGGGCGATGAAGGTGGCTTCTGCATCGCCACGGCAGCTGGCGATTGTCAAGAGATCGGGTGCGATTACGAAAAATCGCTCCTCGATCGTCCACTCCCCCGGCGTCGCGGCTTCCACCCGCGCCTTGATCTCGGCCAGCCGCTCGGCGGTCATCGGGTCACTCGGCATGGGGCGGCTCCGCGGTCAGGGCGCACAGTCGGCGCCGCAGGGTGTCGCGCCACTCGTGCATTTCAGACAGCACGGAGCGGTGCTCCTCCGGCTCGGTCGCGATCAGCCGGTCGAGGCGCAGGATCTCCGTTCGGCATTGCTCAGCGGTCTTGTCGAGCGCCAGTTCGCTGCGGACCCACCCCGCAGCTTGCATGTGGCGCATCGATTCCAGTTCGACCGGCGTCATCGCATCGACGATGCGCTTTGCCTTGGTGAGCAATGTTTCGAGTTCAGCGTCCATCATCCCCTCCTACGCCGCGGCCTGGAGCCGGGCGGGTTGATTGTGGAAAATAGATTGTTGTGCCACTCTCATCTCTCCCTGTCCATCAGCCAGTACCCCAGGCGGAAGCAGGTGAATGGGAGGACCACGAAGGGCCAGAGCACTCCGACGCAGACTGCATGGTAGATTGGGGCGGTGGAGTGGTTAGCTTGGTTCCACTGATGGAATGCCTTGGCTGCGCCCGCGCCGATAAACCCGTAGGTCAACACCGCGGCGGCGAGTTCTAGGTAGATCATCTGGGGCTCCTGGGCTAGAGGTCGTTTTCGTTGAGCGTGTCGAGGGGCTGGACTTTGGGCTGGAACTTTTCCTTTGGGACATGGACCTGTAGCTCAGGCTTGGTCCCTGTCTCTGCATCCAGCTTCGCGTTGGCCCGCTGCGCTGCCCGCCACTTTCGTCGCCGGGCGTTATCCCTCGCGGTGAGATTATAATGCGTGCGCGCTTGCGCGAGCTTGACGAAGTGGTCGGAGATTGGGGTGGTGGCCTGGACGATCGCGCGGATGGAGGCAAGGGCTTCAGCAGGGGTGATCCGGGTTTCTTGGACTAAGGAATACTCCAGTTCAATCCCCTCGATCAGCTGCCTGCGGGATGTGGCGAAAGCCTCACCGGCGACGAGGAGTTCCAGTAATGACTCCTGGGTGATGGTCATGGCATAAGGGCTCCTGCAATGGTACTCTGTCGGGTCACTTTCGAGTCCTCCATTCTACTGCGAGGTGGTACAGGGTGATGCCGAGGGCTACACCCGTGAGGAAGGATGCAAGCATTGGGCTGAGTACTCCAGGCTTGGGTCTCCAGGGCTGGTCCCATGTTTTATGCTAAAAGGTGGGCTTTGGGCTGGCATTGGGCTTGCCCTTGCCATAGTTTCGCGGTCGCCAACGATTAAACGTCCAGCCTTCCTGGCCCGTGCTGACCATGCTCATGGAGACCAGTTCGTCTGGCGCGAGGGCAGTGGCGATGAACTTTTCCACTGCCCTCGCGATGCGTTCTGGAGTATCTACTCTCATCGCGGCCCTGCCGATTGGCTGATGGTCTCGGCACCAGCGGGACTTGGGCTCGGCGGGAGCGGGGCAAGGTGAGAGGGCATCGCCCTCACCATCACACCAGAGGCAGGTGGGGCGGAGTCGTACGCTAGGCATCGAGAGGTCCTTTCAGTTGCAGGTTAAAATCCTCCGGCACATCATGCTTTCGGTCCCGCCAGTCCTCTGGGATCATTCCCCCAACCACCTCATGGGGGTCGCTGCACGCGCCGGGAAGCTTGCGGAAGGCCCTCGCCGAAGCCCAGGCTTGCTCCCGGTCCCCATACCAGCGGATGTGCTGGCCGTAGGGGGTGGAGTACAGGACTATGTAGTGGGGCTGGGCCTGGGCGCTCACGGCCGCGGCTCCGGCGGGAGCGGGGCAATCGTCCGCGGCTTCGGGACTATCAGCGTGTTGACGGTCCAGAAGTCGCCAACCCTATGATACGTCACGACTTGGCAGTCGCCGTCGCTCCACCAGCCCAGACAGGTGAAGCCGTGCCGATCCTCCGGCGGCGCCCACGGCTCGGCAGCCGGCAGCGGCATGGCGCGGATGGCTGCGTGAATATCATCGGCAACCTCTGTCCATGCGGATATGTCACGCTCTAAACCCGATGGCATGTTGTCGATGGCGCTGTCGCGCCACCTAGCTGCGATGTCGTCGATCACCGAGAGAGCATCCTCGCGCATCTTCTCCGCGGCTTCGGTCGGGGTCATGGCAGTGAGTCCTTCCGGTGGATATCATCGACGATGCGGGCGGCGTCGTTGAAGGCGTTGGC